TACACGCTTTGCTTAGTGCTATAGCGCGTATCTCTGTGTGCCCATAGCGCCCAAGCTCCTTAGCAAACCTGTTAGCACTGTTGCCAAAGCGTACAGCGTAGCCTATGTGAGCTTTGGGGTGCAAGCTGACGCCTGCGTGTGTGTATGTTTTTGCGCTTGCTGTAGTAGCAGTTGCAGTAATTAAAGTAGTATTATTTTGCATAATTTACACGCTATAAAGTAAAATTAAAAGTAGTGCTAACGCTTTAAAGCGTTAGCGTTAAAACAAGTTAAGTAATTACTTAACTTGCTTACTATTATACAAGCAAAAAATATTATTGCAAGCTTTTTTTTACTTTTTTTACATTTTTTTTTGCATTTTGTAAAAAAAAATTACTTGCTTTTTTTATTTTTTTATGTTAAAATATTTTAAGCAAAAAATTATGCGAGGGGTGGGGGGTGTATATATACAACAAACTGTTGTTTTTTTGCAACAGCGCAACCTCTTTCTCCCTCTCTTTCCTCTCATTTTCCTAAACTCTTTTTTCAAAATCCCTTAAAAATCAACCATACAGAGGTAAAATCACCCCTCTGAATCTGTAAGTACTTCTTTATAATTTTTCGCGCGGAAATTTTTTAAACCCTGTAGACCAAATCCGGGCCGACAATATCTAACAGTGATATATACAGTATGTCACAGTAGGAGTCCCAATGGAACAATATAATCACATTTCTCGTCACGATATGAAGCCAGCAGCAGTAAAAGACAGTAGCGTCAGCCAATCCAACAGCCATCTATATAGCTTAGTACACCGTCTAATGGAAACGGTAGAAAAGCAGTCGAGGCAGATCTCTAGGCTGGAATCTACCATAAGTGAAATTTCCAGTACCATGCGAAATCAGTAATGGTAAGAAAAATTAAATTCATGGTAATATCAACTGTTTGTCCTCCAACTCTAAAAACAGTAGATTAAAGGTATTCGAGCCGGAATTAAGTTGGGGATAAAATAAAAGCCAGTTCACACCTGGCTTTCATTTGGTTAGTAGATTAAAGGTATAAAAATTTGTTTACCAGCTGTTTCACAGTCTTGGTATGTTGTCATCTTTTTAATTATATATATCGGTTAAGCTCAAATGGCGTTGTATTCCTATTATCAATTATTTATTAGCTTAATCTTCATAGTCGTACTCTTCATCATTGTCGTGAACGCCATATTCGATGTCTAAGTCTTTAGCAATATCTGATAATATTTTTTGTTGGTTAGGTGGTAGGAGTTCTCTGTATCCGGAAAACTCTAACAAGCTAGAAGCAGTGTCTCCGCCGTTGCCATCGCCCATAAAATTGTGAAAGCCTTTAACTAGTCCAATTCTGCATAGTCTATAGAAGTCTTGTGGATTAGCGTGTGCAATAGCAGCTGGAAGTGATGGTAGTGCTGCTGCAGATGAAGTAACCGCTTGGTTACATAATGCAACTGTTCTATGTTCTTCTGGCACGTCATTGAGCAATGCTCCGTCGCTTTTAACTGCTTTTAAGCAACGATCAAAGGTTCTAAGTTTATATGGAACAAACTGTAATTCCCATGGATGATTGTCAATTCCAATTGCACAAATTTCTGGTGTTTTAAATCTTTCTGGTACGTAACGTAGTGTTCCATCATGTTCCATTGCAATTTCACATAGTTCAAGAGTTATTTGTTTTTTCGGAACTTCATTTAGATTCCAACCGTTAGTAGTAACTGCTGCTTTACATATTTCATAGTCTTTAAATTGATCTGGAAGATATTGAAGTACATTTGAAGTCTTAACTGCATCAAGACACAGGTCACGAGTTATAATACCTTCTGGAACGTGTCTAATTGCATAGCCGTCATTTTTAACTGCAAGTTTACATAGTTCTGGAGTTATTTCGTGATCCGGAATATATCTAAGTGCTGTGCCGTATTTTGAAACTGCTATCTTATATATTTCTGGAGTTCTAAATTCCTCCGGAACATAGTCTAAGGCTTCGCCAAACTGTTCAACTGCAAATTTACATAGTTCTGGAGTTATAAGGTCTGATGGAACTTCGCCCAATGCGTATTGGCTTAACTTAATTGCAGCTTTACATATTTCCAGAGTACGTAACTCAGCTGGAACCTGCATCAATGATGTGCCTTTGGTCTTAACTGATTTCAAATAATTTTCAGGAGTACGTAGCTCTTCTGGAAGTCTATAAAGTGGACAGCCGTGTTCTATAGCAAGGATAAACATGTCATTGGTTTTAAGTTTTTCCGGTACGTGATGGATTGCACTACCACTTTGTATTACTGCTTTTTTACATAGCTCAATTGTGCGGTATTCTTCTGGAACATAACTGAGAAAGTTACCATTCTCAGCAACTGCAATCTCGTACATTTCAGCAGTATGGCCAGCTGGTGGAATATGACGTATTGATTCAGGATTCAGTTTTACTACTGCATTAGTAATTTCTCGATCTTTAATAATATGTCTCGGAGCTTCGAGGAATAGATGCGGTGATTTAGCCAGCTCGTCAATTACTCGTTGTTTATAATTTTTAAGGGTAGTTGGACCATGTACAACATATGTTGGATTAGCTGCTATAGCTCTTTCCCAAGCTTCAATCGAGTCATCTAATTTGCCATTTACAAAGAAATTTTCCATATCGATGTCTGCGTCAATTGCAGCTTCTTGATACTGTGGATCATTTCTAATAATTTCAGGAGCTCGTAAGATTTCGCGTGGAGTAGCTAAAATTTGATCTTTAATAAACGATGGACGTTGTTGCATGATTATATTGAAATTATTTTTATCTAAATCAAAAATACTAAAGTTAAATTCAGGCCCCCACCCTGCGCCTTTTATGCCTTTAACGAAATCACTAAGTAATATATCCATAATGTATGGATGTAATTTAGCATCAGGTTTTTGATTACCAGTAGCTTTCATTTCGCCAAGGAATCCGTTAGTTTCGAGAATAAACGTAAGGGTTACTCGCATCTTGTGTCTAAGTGACAGTATGCGTTGATCTTGTTTAGTTTGGCCAACTACGTTACCGCAGTGCTTACCGCTACGTCCTTCTTCTGAACAGAACGCTCTATCAACAAACCACCACTGAAATCCATTACCGTAATCTTTTATCACATAATCACCTTGTTGTGGTTGTAATGGTCTAGTGGGAATAAATTTCCATTTATCTTCAAGTTGTATTAGATCGTTGAGTACCTCACTAACTGGTTTAGCATTAAATGCGTAGTCTTTAATAGGTTGATAATCAATTGTAGAAAAGTGTTCTAATTTAGATTGAAAGTTATTAAATTCAGCAACTGTATAATTGCCAAGACGTTTTTGTAATCTACTTTGATCTCCGCTCATTACATCAGCAATGATCAGCATATACCATTCAGCGCCTTTTGGAAAAGTTTTTCTAATCCAATTTGCGTGACTGTCAATATAATCCACTTGATCTGGATACGTTGTTTTCAGACGTTTAATTACGTCAGCAACGCTTTCAAGTATAAGTGTAGTGTATAGTTCTCTTAATCTCATTTATATTCCTTAATTATTGATAATCATTTGGTAATCTAACAGCCATATTTTCTAGTTCATCTTGTTGTTCTTGATTCAAGTAAGATCTAAATAAAGAGTCATTAAGTAGTTCTAGTGGACTTCCAAAATTTTCATCAAATCCATGTTCCTTTGCTATTTTGTTAGCAGCCGTTATAGCAATTTTGCATAATTCAAAATAACTATCGGGATCAGTTTCTCCGATAGATTCAGGAATAGAGTGTAAGACTGTTGGTGCATCACTAATCGCTAATTTACAAAGTTCTAAAGTTTTTAATTCATCTGGAACAAAATCTATTGCATTCCCGTTCTGTTTAACTGCTGTATAGCACAACTCTGGAGTTCTAAGGTCTTCTGGGATATATCCTAATATACTGCCGTCTTTTTCTAAAGCTGATTTGCAAAGTTCTGGAGTTAACAATTCATTTGGAACATGTAAAATTGCATGCGCAGATGATTCTACAGCTAATTTGCAAAGTTCTGGAGTTCGTTGTTCTCTTGGAATATGTCTTAACAAATGACCAAATTCTTTAACACAGTCAGTAACCATCTTTGGAGTTCTAAGGTGTTTTGGAACAAATTCTAATGCATTCTTGTTATTCTTAAGTGCAATTTTGCAAAGTTCTGGAGTTTTTAATTCATCTGGAATATATTGTAGTGCTCGTCCGTATGTAGGAAGAGCAAGAATAGCAAGGTCTGGAGTTCTCTCATGATCTAGTAAATGTTCAATTGCGGTTCCGTTTAGTGTAACCGCATACCCAAGAAGTTCAGGAGTTCTTAGTTCAGTCGGAACATGCTTTATTATAAATGGCATATTAGTAACTGCAAGTTTGGCTGTTTCAGCTGTTATAAATGATTTTGGAATTTTTTCTATATTCCAACCGTTGGTTGCTACTGCTTTTTTAGCCATTTCATAGGTGTGAAACTTATCTGGAATATCGTTCCAACTAGTCGTTGTTTTAGTTGCAATATCTACTAGTTCTTGAGTTTTAAATTTCTCTGGAGTATGCTTTAACGCAAATCCGGAGTTAGAAACTGCAAGTTTGCAAAGTTCTTGAGTTCTCATTTCTTCCGGAACATCTTTTAGTAACACACCACGCTTAGAAACTAGAGTTTTGCATAACTGCATAGTTTTACCAGCAGGTGGCACATATTGAAATGCATCTGAATTGTTTTCAACAAGTGATAAAATGAACGCTTCGTCTTTGATAATGGCACGCGGGCATTCCATAAGTAAGTTTGGAAAGGTCGTTAGTACAGCCGTTATTTTTTCTCGATAGTTGTTAACTTCTTGAGGAGCATGGATAACATATTTTGGGTTTACAGCAATAGCTTTTTCCCAATTTGCTATCGAATTATCCATCTTACCATTTACAAAAAAGTTTGATAAATTTTTATCTTTGCTAATTGCAACTTGTTGATACTCTGGATTATTTTTAATAAAATCAGGTGCTCGAAAAATTTCACGTGGTGTAGCTTGAATCTGTGTAGAAATTAGAATAGATTTACCTGCTTGTATTAAGATATTAAGATTATTTTCATCTAAGTCAAAAACACTAAAATTAAACTCAGGTATATAGCCTGCACCTTGTATGCCTTTAACCATATTACTAAGTAGTAAATCCATAATGTATGAATGATATTTAGGATTAGGTTTTTGATTTCCGACAGCTTTCATTTCACCAAGGAAACCATTAGGTTCAAGTATAAAAGTAAGTACGACCTTCATATTTTGTCTAAGTGAAAGTATGCGTTGATCTGTTTTTTCTCGACCAGTTACGTTACCGCAGTGTTTACCGCTACGTCCTTCGTCTGCGCAGAAGCCTCTATCAACAAACCACCACTGAAATCCATTGCCATAATCTTTTATTACATAATCGCCTTGTTGCGGGTGTACTGGTCTACTAGGAAGTAGTTTCCATTTATCTTCAAGGTCTTTTAAATCTGCAAGTACCTGCTGAACCGTTTTAGCATTAAATGCGTAATCTTTAATTGGTTGATAATCAAGTGAAGCATAATGTTCAAGGATTTCTGGCAATTTATTAAGTTCAAAAAGTAGAAAAGGACCAAGACGCTTTTGTAATTTATCTTGATCTCCGGACAGTTGATCACCAATAATCAGCATATACCATTCAGCGCCTTTTGGAAAAGTTTTTCTAATCCAATTTGCACGTTCATCAATAAACGGTACTTGATCTGGGTAAGTCGTTTTCAAACGTTTAATTACGTCTGCAACGCTTTCAAATATAATTGTAGTATAAAGTTCTCTTAGTCTCATTTTAATTCTCAAAAATCATCGTCGTAGATATTATAATCATCAACATCTTCAACGTTGTCGTCACCGACTATTTCAGCTGGACCAAGGTCAAACTTTTGTGCAACATAGTATGCAATATCTTGATAAGCAGGTTTGCTCATAGCCCAGTTGTATACTTGTTGCATAGGTTCGGTATTTATGTGTGTTGTACCTCTTCTATTTGGATATGGTGCTTTCTCTACTGCATACTTTAGTATCCAAGGTTGCAATACGTTAAAATTAAAACCGTTAAATATTTCTAAACAATCAGCATTTGATGATTTTCTATCAAAATATGATCTAAATGCTTCACGAGCAACTGCCTGGAACCAGTTCACATCATCTTCCGAAAATACCTCTGCAAATATGTTAGATGCTTCTTTTATTAGGCCTGGATTTTTATTCAATATTTTATGTTCAACTATACTTCCCATTACTACTGGGTACACGTCATGTAAGAAATCAGTTTTAGCAAATGAAGAAAGACTGATATGATTAACTATATTATATCCAACTTCATCGCCATCTATGTCGGCTAAGTGTTCAAATATGTCAGCATATATATCATCTGAAATTGAATACTGAGCTATTGCATTATATAATTTATCGGCATTGTCAACTTCTTGAGCAGATAAAAATTCAATAACTTTATCTACATACCATTTTCTATTTTTAGCTACTAGATCATCAGGAAGTCCTATTAAGTTACTACACTCACCTTTCATTGAATTGTCTACTAAGTTTTTATAATCTCTATTAGTTGTGCCCTTTGGCATTACTAAATCATCTATTGTTTTATATCCTTTTGCAATGATAGTGTCATATATAAAATAACATCTTCGGCTTATAACATCATCGTTTTCAATTTCTGTAAAATGTTCATTGATGTATTTTAAAATCTTATCTAATGAGACGTTCGAGCGTCTAACAGCATCTTTTGCTAACCTTAGATATGATAGAATGTCATCACGATATTTGTCACTTACAGCGTCAAATCCTGTTGAAATAACATAAGAAATGGTAGAATCAATACTGAGCATCTCTTGAAAATCAAGTGCTTTATACATATCAGTATTTAAAAATTCTTGAAGTTTCTCGCCAGTAGGAGGCATCCATATTACATAGGCACGCATAAAATCTTCAGTCCACAGTTCTTTTGGAACGATACTCATATCTATAATAGCAACTTGTACTGCAAATGATTTATAGTCATCCTCAGACATTACACTTTTAGGAGTATGTTCAAATACGTTTCTAGCTCTTTCAGATTTTTCTGCATGTGATAGTGAGTGGTGTATTCTTATGTTACGCAAAATTCCATCTGCTAAATCTTTTGATTTATCTTTATCAGGTAATAGATTATACAATACGCCAGTTTCATCAAATCTTACTAATGGTTCTGTTAATTCTCGTTGTTGCTCTTTAGTGAATGTATGTAAATTCATTATTTGCATTAGTTTATCAACAGGTATTGCATCATAGCCGTGACTTGTGTCTTCAAAATTCTTAACTGCTGCTTTACATAGCTCAAAGGTTCTTAAGTTTTCTGGAATAGCTTCTAATAATCTATGTCTCCTTGAAACTGCAATGATTGCTAAATCATTATACGAAGGTGCTCTTAGAGGTACAGTTTCAATTGCTTCAGGTTTTACTTCTAAAACATGTTTCATTATATTATAGCTACCTCTTATCTTTGCTGAGCAATATCCAAGTAGATTTGGTTGCTGTCTTAGTAATAGTGCAACACGAGCTTCCCAATCATTTAATGTATTAGGAGCATATATAAGTAAATCTGAACTACGTCGAATAGCATCTTCCCAGGTTTCATTTGAATCATCTACAGTACCATCTTCTCTAATAATTGCAGAAAGTCCGGGATGTTTTCTTATTGCAAGATTTCTAAAATTAGGATAATCTTTAATAATATCTCCTGGAGCTCTTAAAATATCAATTGGATACTTTTCAATTTGAGTTTCAATTAAAACAGGTTTCTGTTCTGCAACAGTTCGTAGGTCATTAGCAGATAAATCAAAAACAGAAAAGTCATTAGCAGGTTGGTAAGAATATCTACTACTAATGCCTGAGATTAAATCGCTCAGTATTAGTGCAAGTATATACGGATGGAATTTATTCCCAGGTTTAGCATTAAAAGGACCTTTTGATTGATAAAGCAATTTATCATCTCTATTCCATTCAAATGTCAATACAGGCCAAACTGGTTTTAAACTGCGAAGACTTAGTAGATAATTTTCAGATCTTGATGCATTACCGCAGTGTCCCATAGCTTTTGATTCTAGTGGGTGCGTTGAGTGCGGTAACACCCACCAGTTATATTTTCCAACTGGCAAGATTATTGAGTCACCTTCGAGAAGTTCAATATCTGGACGATTATCTAATTCTTGTTGTTTTTTATTATCAGCAATTATCTTTTGTTCTGCTGCAGTTGCATTTGCTATCAATGCGTTTACTGTAGTAGTAGCAGGGCGAATAGCTTTAAGTACATTAGACATGTGTTGATTATTGCCGTAATTGCCTGCAAAGAAATGTGTTAAATCTGTTTGTAGTTTATCAAATCCTTGAAACTGATATTCACCCTCGCCCCACATTTTATTAAATTCTGTTTGAAATGCTGGGTCTTGTGTTTCATTAAATCTTACAAAATTATTGTACAACAATGTAAACCATTGCAATGCTTGTTCTTTAATAAGTGTAGTTTTAGCCCATGATACTCGTGTGTCAAGTTCTTGTTCACCTGAAGTACCAGGTGCACAGCTAGGTAGGTCAAGTTTCATCTTCCTAACTGTACTAGCATGATTTTCTAATAGAATTTTAAATTCATTAAATCTCATTGTTGTCCCTCAAACGGATCTGGCCGCCATTGCTGTTGTTCAATGCTTTCTTTCATTTCTCTGATATAATCTTGAAATGCTTCCTCTTCAGTTGGGTGGCCAGCTATATCACGTAATTCGTTTAATTCTTCCTCACTAAACTTATCCGAGGCTACAACACCATCTATCTGATACATATGAAGTCGCAACGCGGTTGCAGCTAATTCAAACGTTTGATATCTACTTGGAATTGCAGCAAACGCTCCCCCGTTTTCGCCATTATTGCTATGTTGTATTGTTTTTAAATGTAGCTCATCAATTTCTTCGGGAGTAAGAATCTTTGTAAAAACGTTATAATTTAGCCTGTTAATAATACAATCATTGTCAACATCATCATCATGTTCTACACCGGTAAACAATACATGTTTTATCAAGTTACGATCAAGTAAGTGATACGGTAGCCAATCAGAAGTTATTAGGTATAATGAATTATTCGCGTCGTCTTCGGCAACAAACTCTAATGCATCAGTCCAAACGTCTCGAATTTCTTCAGTAGTAAAACTTTCGGGCGGAGTTGGGTTTTCTTCTAACTCAAGGAATTTCCAAGTGTTTCTTGTCATCATAAGATTTATACCCTGTAATCTAAGATCCCCGTCTATTAGTTCAGGGTCGGCATACTCTAGTTGGTCTGGGTCTTTTTCAATTGCGTCTTTAGTTATTGATTTTAGAAGCTCTATGTTAAACAATCCTTTTGGGATTTCATTTAACTTAAATGGATTATACATTTTACTAGAAAATACTGCAATCCAAGCTTTTTTTAATATTGCTTTATTTTTAAGAAGATGTTCTGGAAATTCTCTTAAATTATCTGGTTTTGCATAGCATCCCCTGACCCAAAAGTCTGCTTGGGTTTCGTCACCATATGAATCAATATACGGGGCAATATTTACGTATTCAGGATGGTTACGTAATGTTTCATTTACAAACTCGTGTTTAAGACTGTTAGATATTAAGGCATCTGGTAAATACCTTATTAAATTTGGGAGGCGCCTAATTGCATGTAACCATAGTCTTTCTCTTTCATTTTCGTCTTCAACTAAATCGGGTCTAAATCTTTCAATATACTCGCCTTGATTGTTACGTACTGCTTTATTTCTTATTTTATCTTTTTCTTCTTCTGGTATTGTAGCATTGACAAACGATTTGTGAACTACTAAATGATGATTTTGATCAACTGCTGCGTTCCATAATTCAACTAAATCAGCACCGTCAAACAATCCATTAGGTAGTTTAGTTATTATGCTGCCTTCATCCCGAATTTGGCTTTTCCATATATCTTTTTCATCATCTTCTGTGAATAAGTGTACTGGCCAGTCGGGTGTATTCAGATAAAATTTTGCAGCTTTCAACCATGCGGCTTTAACTTCTTCTCTAGTCCAACCGTCAGTGTTCATTCCTTTAATCAATTGAGGTTGTCTTGATAATGCTAGGTGTGCTAATTCTTTATAATGAGGAGCTCTATATGGCACTAGTTCAATTGCTGCTGGATTAGCGTTTTCAATTACTGACTTCATTATGTTATAGTTAGCACGTATACGATTATCACAATAACCTAAATCACGAGGGTGAGCTATCATATATCTAGTAACTCGTTTTTCCCAATCTTGAAGTGTATTTGGAGCGTAGATAATCATCAGTGGATGTGATTTAATCGATTGTTCCCAAGTAGCTTCGTCAGTAGAAACATTTCCACTAGTATCAACTAATAAATTAATCCCTGGTAATCTCTTAATAGCAATGTTTCTATAATCTGGGTTAGATCTTACCGATATAGGTGATCGTAAAAAGTCAATTGGGAATTTGTTAATTTGATCTATTATAAGCTTTGGTTTTGCTTGACTAATTTGGTTTACCAAATCTTCTTTCATATCAAATATAGAAAAGTCACTACTAGCTTGGTATGATGTTCCGTATATACCTTCAACTATATCACTTAGTAATAATGCTGAAATTGCATAATGAAATTTATTTGCTGGTTTAGAATTAGATCTTCCCTTCATTTGATGAAGTTCTTTCCTTTCAGGATTATATTCCATCGTAACCCAAGGCACTGGGGTTTTATCACGTAAACTTAATAATACACTTGAGCTCTGTGCAGCAGTACCACAATGCCCCATAAACTTAGATTCTGGTTCATGTGATCTAGTAGGTAATAACCACCAATCACCTTGCTTACCAAGTGGTAATACTACATGGTCGCCTTCTAATATATCAATTGGAGTTTTATTTTTTAATTCTTCTTCATCAGCTTTTTTAATATCCTCTTCTACTGCTATCAAGTTTTTAACCAATGAATCAACTGTAGTAGTTTGTGCATTGATTCTTGAAAGTAATTGTATAGCGCGATTATCTCTCATAAATCTTGGAGTACCTAACCAATGATTTAACTCACTTTCAAAAACAGCAAAGTCGTCGATAGGATTTGCACCACCAAGCATACGCTCGTATACTGCTTTAGCTTTTGGATCAGTATTTTGTTTTAGCCAAGCTTCGTATAATGAAATATACCAAAGCATTGATTGATTTCTATCATTAAATACTTGTTTAGCCCAATTTACCCGAGCGTCAATGTCTGCTACGTGGTCTGGAAGTTCAGTTTTAAGTTTGTTTAGTTTGCCATTATAATTTTCAAATAACAATAAATTTTCATATAATTCTCTTAGGAACATTATAAATCCTTTAAATATAATTTATTATATTTATTCCATTTAGTAGTCGTCTACGTCTAAATTATTGATCAAATCTCGCAGTGCAGAGCTTTGTATACCGGGTTTAACTTTAGCAGTTTCTTCTACTGTAGTTCTGTTTTTAATTGAATTTAATAATGCATTACCTGCTGTTGGTGCAGATGCATTACCGTACCCTTGATCTTCTTCTATGTCAGTAATTCGTAAAGTATCAATATCATAACCAAGATCAATTTTCATACCAACACCTGAGCTGCTACGTGTTTTCATAAGTTGGATTTGATATCTACCACGTTCGCGCATTGCTCTACTTGTAAAAATACCAAACACGTTATCAGCAGTTTGAATTTTACTTAACCCACCTGAGATATGACTATGGTCAAATTCAACTTCCTCTACCGCTCCTCTATTAAGCTGTGCCGCAGTAACAAATACACAGTTCTTTTCAACTGCTAGATTTCTTAATTCCTCACTAACATATTTGTCTTTAATGAATAAGTCAGCTGGACTAATCTTTTTAGATATTGGCATTAGCAAATCTAAATAATCTACTAATAGTACGTCAACTTTAATGCCTGATTTAATTTCGTATTCTTTTAAATAACTTCTAATATCGTTAGCTGTTTTGCCTGACGGCATATATTTAACTTGGAATGATCCGGATTTCTTACTAATCATTCTAACTTTAAGTTCTACATCATCAATATTTTTAAATACTTCTCTAGTTGAAATACCTGTAAGCATACTATCAATACGCATTGAAACAAGTTCTTCACTAAGTTCTAATGTTAAGTAAACTACATTCATTCCTGCTAATGCCCAGTTTACACCTAAGTTAGCTAAGAATAATGATTTACCAGCGCCCGATCCACCTGCAAAGATATTAAGTTCTCCTCTGTTCATACCGCCAAAGAGTCTATCATCCATGTTTTTCCAACCAGTAGATACTTGTCCGTTTTTATCTTTAATCTTCATTAGCCGTTCTCTTGGATTAGCAAAATAATCAGTACCAAGATCTTTTTGTAATCCTATTTGTACAGCCTTTTTAATTTTATCTTCAACTGGGCCATATTCACCTTTTTCAAGTAAATCAGCTGATTCATTAATAGCTCGCTCGAGGCCTTTATGTCTAATAAATGTTTCAAAGTCTGAAAGTAACCAATCGTAATGCTCTTCTTTAAGGTTATCAATTTCTTTAAGATCACCTTTTGTTGCTGCATTGATAATATCAAATGTTGGCATTACATTATGTTCGTTTACGTAGTCGTTTATAAATTCTGCAGGTTTTTGTAATTTGCGATCAAACAAGGAATGATCAAAAATTGATTGGCATCTAACAAACGTAGCTGCATCACTTATCATCATTTCTAAATATAATTTTTGTATATCATAACCATAGTCTACGTTTTGTTTCATTTAATATCCTGTTGAAAGAGTAGTACGTTATGCACCTACATAACGTACTCGTACATCAATTACTTAAACACGTCGCCGTATAGTGATACACTTAAGATATGCGCCATTCGATCGTAATTATTTTCACGATTCATATATTGATTTAAATAACCAATTTCAGTTCTGTAGTTATCGTTAAATTTATAACCAACTCCAACAAACCCTCTATTTTGATCAAAACCAGATACTGGACCCCAGTTAGTTTTATTAACATTAGCAAAGAATTCTTCTGATGCAATCAGTGACCATTTTTTGTTAAGGTTATGTGTTAGTTTAGCTTGTTCACGGAATCTAACACTAGTATCGTCACTAATATCTACAGTACGTTCTTCTAAGCGTGATCTAAAGGTTAGCGTATCAGAGTTATCAAAGTTATATCTATATTCATGTTGTTGCCAAGCACGTTGTTCATCTAGTGGTTTTTTAGCGTATGGCGGTTCACCGTACTGATATGCATAACCAAAGATTACTTTATTGTTATCTGTAAGTTGATAGCCTAACCCAATCCGCCCAACTAAGCCGTGAATATCAAATCCAGGATCATGAATTGATTTAGGGTTATCTGTTGCACGAGCAGAACCTTCTGCATAATACAATGCTTTTGAATTAGCAATGTTACCAGAAAGTACAACTGTCCCCCATGTTCCAAATAATTCTTCAGTACTAGCAGTTGCTACTACTGGTAATAATAATGTCAATAATAATAAAAGTTTTTTCATAAATCTACCTCTTTAAAAAAATTCTTAGCTCTTAATTGAATTTTAAGAGCATAGCTTTGCCGTGATTCAATGATTAGCCATAGTGTAGCCAATCGTCCAAGTTTAGTAACAGCATCGTTTACGTCTTTTATGCCTTCGGGCCATTCTGGCATACTTACTGACCATCCGTAATCGATTGCTTGTTCTACAGTTTTAATGCCTTCGTGATCTCTATCCGGAACTAATATAATTTCTTTATAAAATCTTTTTAGTAACCAATTTTGTTTATCGTTTATTTCGCAACCTAATATTGCACAGCCATCAATGCTAATTGCATCAAGTGTACCTTCGCATACTATAATAAATTTTCGATCATGTGTTTGTCGATCAAGATTAAAAACAAACCCAGGTTGTTGTTCTGATAAGTATCGTGGTCCATGATTAGGGTCAACACTTCTTGCTGTGTACCCAACTAAACGATTTTCATAGTAATATGGTATAATCAATCTTTTATTATATTTGACATGTGAACTCCAATGAAATGGATAATCATCCAAATATAAATTTCGACTGTTCATATATTCCAATACTGGAATAAGTTTATCTGGTATATTGTTTAAGTAAGTTGTAATAGGTTTTGCGTTGTATGGCAAAGTCTTTGTTTCAAAAGACGGAATTAACGTTTCTATTTGTAGAAGTTCTGAGGCTTCTACTCTAAATGCTTCACGTGTTAGTTTAGAAATTTCACTATCGCTTATATTAAGAAAGCGCATAAAATCTTTTACTCTTTTGCTTATATGCCGACCTGGTTGCCAACTTGCTTTAAACCCACAATTAAAGCAATGGTAAGATAAACCTCCATCATTGTTAGTAATAAAGCCACCACGACTTCTTGTATCCTGGCAACAAGGTGCGTTGCCAGTGATCCATCCGCTTGGTGTTTTTTTAGTTCGCCTACCAGTTTGCCAGTATACAAGTAATGTATCTGTAATTAAGTTCATATGGTAGGTTGGTTGATTAAAATACTATTATACTATAACACAGTAACGCTGTCAACCGTTCCGGTAGGGTTGACAGGATTGTTACCTTGATATAGTACTCTAAAATATTTAAAATCTGCGATGTTAATGTCGTTGAATGTTACGATTACTGTAGTAGCTGTTGGTAAAATACGTTCAGCTAATTTTGTTGCATGTAAGAATGAATTCACACTAATAGTTGAATTAGTTGTAGCTTCAAGCCATATTTTTCCAATAAAGCCTGTAACTGCAATAGAAAAAGATAAGCGTGTAGTAGGGATTGCTTCATAATAGGTTGCAGGTATAGCACTTGTGTGATATACAACATTGCCCATAAAATCAATTTCACCTGTAAATGTTTTATAAATTTTTTCATCACGGAATGTTGGCATGGCACTACCGATGAGATCCATAGTCCCTACTGCTCCAAATTTAGTGTCAGCATATAGCAACACATCTTTTCCATCTTTAATTGCTGAAACGCTAAACTTTAAAAATTGAGGAGTTAAATCAGTAAGATCTTCTTGTGGTATAGTTACTACTGCAATTCCTTTCTTTTCAGTTAGTTCGAGACGATATGGGCTATTAGGCAATGCGGTACCTGATGCATCCATGATGTTTAATTCAATAAAGGTTAGTGTAGTCAAATCGATTCTTTTTTGATCTGCATTCTTAATTTCGAATTCAATGGTATTATCAATACCATTATATAATTTTACGTTTCTTTGATACACTGATGAAAACTCCACTGTAAATCCGGCCAGATCGATTAGAAGTAAGACTCGGTTTGGGTATAAATAACTTGATATTTTTTGCATTGGCAATATCCTTTTATATATTTATGACAAACCTAAGAGATAACATAGAACAAAATTTACCCTTTATAAGTGTATTAAATTATGGAAACGACGAGTATGTTGGTATAATCATTAACCAAGATCAGTATGTAACAAGTTTTTATGATTTAAATGCAATACAATCTGCCGAAGACAAAGCTACATTCTTAGAAGTTGGCGAAATTTGGTGGTGGGAATCAAATAGACAATTACCAATATCAATCTTTTGTAAAGATGATATACGACCGTTTAGTTATGCAATTAAAACTTTCAATAGTAAAGATACTAGAATTATTCTAGGCCCAGTAGTTAATTTAATGAATCTAACAATTAAACGAGTCAAACGTAAATCAGTTCAACTCGTCCGTCGTCCTACACGTTAAATAAGTTGTTCTACTAATAAATTCATTTGTATAATGATTGCCATAGAATATGCAATGGCATGTGATTTTCGAAATGAATAACCTGCGTCAGTATCTGTAGTGTCCCAAATTTCTTTCATCACTGTAGTCCAGTCTTTCCCAATCAGATAGCGTTTCGCGGGGCGTATCATCGCAAGGACTGCAGCTAATTGTTCCACCGAAATCGGCTGCATCTGTTTCAGAATATCTATATGCCCGCTTATATGAAATAGTAGATTCACAAAATCTTCTTGAAGTAAAAGTTCCCATATTGGCTCAGTTTCCATTAGTCTAATTAAATGATCATTGTCTTTAATGTCTCTATAAATATTAACATTTAAAAAATCAATTTTAAAATAACCCCTATCTTCAGCTTCTTTGTAGTCAAGTGTACTCACATTAGTTATTGGATTATGCGGTATTCTATGACAGTAGATGCCTGTGTTGTGCTTTTTATGAATATTGATGGCTGCTGTGATATATTTGATTTTAGACAGAGCGTCATCTCTATTTGCAAAATCAATATCTATATCTGGCATTTGTAGTGAACCTCCAGTGTAAGTTTATTTCAATCTCAATATTTATGCTCATAGCGAACTCTCCTTAACCACAGTTTTTACAAGTTCTACATCGCTTGCATTCTTTTTAAACTTATCAAACCAAAATGGTAAATCTAATACAGCACTAACAGCTGCCAATTGTTCGTCATTAAATTTTTTAATCATTAGCTTACCTGAATTTGAGTTTAAAATAAGCCATGGGCTAATCTTACCATCTTTAATATCATACATTGTTCTATTTAAACTAGCATATAAGAAATAATGATTCCATTGTGAATCATGAGTATCGGCCCATGTTATCATATGCGATATACTACGTTCTAATGCAGTATCAACACATTCAGTTTTAATTAGATTAACTACGTATTTGTCATACAAATCATCTTTACACCAGTGATCAAGTTTAGCTCCACTTGTTACTACATATTCTATAAACTTTTCAGGATATAATGGTTTTACGTTACTAATAAAACTACCAAACTTTACAAACGCATTATAGTATGGACTTTTACAAAAATCCTCATATGTTTTTGAACCATTAAAGTTTTGAGTTTTTTGAAAAAATATGTTGTATGTTCGAAACCCTATCACAACGTGTTTAGCAGATTTTGCTAATGCTCTACGTTTTTGTTCGCAGACATGCACTGCAAGAGTAGATTCTTTTACGAATTTACTTTTACAGTACTGACATACAAATGGTTTAGATGCGTCAACTTTCATTATTTTAAATTCTTTTTAATAGTACTGTCGTCAAACCCATGCTCTTTACCAATTGCCATTATATCTTTATCTGTGTATAACTTAGCCATCATTTCAATTTCATCTATTTTCATACTTGGATAAAGATCTGCTAAAAACTTTACTCTTTTATTTGTACTGCTTGCGCCATCTTTTTTCTTATTGCCAATCCATTCATGAAAGAATTTTTCACTACCATAGTTATAACTACACATACATAGCAGCATCCAAAGTAGTTTTGGATGATTCTTTTGTATAGCATAAAAGTTCTTATTAAAAACTTCATTAACACCTAATACAAAATGTTCTTGTATTTCTCTTGATTGCCCTTTTACATTACTAATATATCGATTTAAAATAAAAAAGTCTTTTTTAATATCATTTTGTGAGTCTTCAGAAAGCGTATCCCATAATTCTCTTGAGTTAAGATCAATTGCTAATAGTTTTTCTTTAAGGGTTAGTTTGTCATCAATCATAATAATTTGTCCAAATGTATTAATTCACTTTGTCTTGAGATTTCTTTTACAAAAAATACGCACTCGGGATTTGAACCACTACTTATAGGAGTAGTTAATAAATGTCCAGGTTTCATTTTTGGAAAATACCATTTAACATCATTATAGAAATTTATAATTTCAATCTTTTTAAATTCAATTCTAAAGTCAGATAATGGATTAAACACTAATGCATTAAACCCTCTATCATTTAAGCTTGTTAGCGGTAATATCTCAATGTGTGCAGAACTGCTACTATCGCCAACTGCAATACACCAGTCAATTGGCATTGATACTTCGTTATCGCCTATCTTTAATACCATTGCTGGTGCATTAAACGATTCTAGATAGATTAGTTGCATAAAAAAGAAATCCGGATCGTTTGGATTGCTATTGTCTAAGATATTAAATCTCATGTTATCGTCAACTTCATCTGGCAAATTGTTTAACGAAAATGCAGTATTGTTAAGTGTTAAAATATTCATTGCCAGTCTACCTTTTTAATTTCAAATTGATATTTTGCTTCTTTATAGAATTTCTTTCTATCAGCAAGATGTTTTTTTGCATATTTACAGGTACTAGTAATATCATAAATCTGCACAAAATCTTTATCATGTGCTTTTCTAATACCACGACCAATACTTTGAATTACTCGTGTAAAACTTTTACCTGGTTCAATTAGTACTAAATTAAAAATTCGTGGAATATTAATACCAACAGCAGCTACACCATATGTTGCTACGATAATTTTATTTGTTGATGTTTTAATTTCGTCATATTCTGTTTTTCTATTTTTTGTTTTAACATTACCAGACACAAATACTGCACCTTCAATTTCATCAGTTATAATTTTACCTGATTCAATTCTTCCAACTAATACTAATGTGTTGCCGCTTTCTGCTATGTCTTTAATAACACCACTAATGTATTTCATTCTATCTAAGTTAGTAACTTGATATGAGATTTCATCAGCATACGATTTAAATTCTTTTAAGTCAATTAGTTGCATTACTCTTACATGGCAGTCTGAAAGTACACCGATCTCTTGTAACTCGTGTGCTTTAATTCCGCCAATAACTGGTCCAATGCTTGCAAAGATTTGTTCATATTCAAATTTTTCTTTAGGTACAGTTCCTGTTAATCCCCATCGAATCGGTGCGTTACATAGGTTGTGTGTTAATAGATTTTTTAGAACTTCTGCTTTAGCCATGTGAACTTCGTCAACAATAACTGCACATACTCCATCGAGAAATTCTGCTAATGTTAAAATTTCATGTTCTGAATTTTTACTTTTCTTATCTAAAATATTAAGACTTTGCCATGTGCATATAGTATGAGTTTTGTTTAGTTCTTTTCGATCGCCATAGTACATTCCAACATCTAAATCAACATTAACAAAATCTTCATAAGTTTGTTCTACTAAACTTTTATTTGGTACAATAACAATAGTACGTCCATACGGTTCGCATACATGAGCAAGTGTTGCAGTAGTAATAGTTTTACCAGCACCAGTAGCAATTTCTTGTAATGCCTGTGTATTTGACAAAAACTTATTGATTGCGTCAACTTGATAATCACGTAGCATAATAGGTTGGCCTTCTTGTGTATGTCCTTCTGGCCATACTTTACCTTGATCTGCCCAATATGTTTCTGTAACTTCTTTAAAATCTAATTTATGATGATGTCGTAAATCTGATACTTCATCTATGTCAATACCTAATGATGATAGTATACCAAGTATTTTTTCTAAATTGTTTATATACCCTGTGCCACCTAAGCCAAATAGACTAACAGTCCCGTCCCATCTTCCTAACTTAAAGGCAGGACGGTATCTCGCAGTCGGATCTTCAAATTTAAATGCGGCTACTAATTTTTTTCTTGCGTCAAGTGGTAAGTTTTCAAATTTAATGTTAACTTCATCTTTTATAATTAGTTTAACTCCCATGTATTCCTCGTTTCAATTAATGGTTCAGTTGCTGAATAAGTGATCACTAAATCACAGCATTTTGCATATATTGCAGTTTTACTTTGTCGTAATGTGTTGTTTATACTAATAATACTCATTGGTTTCCAAGTTTCTTTAAGAAAGAATTTAGGTAATTTTCCTGCTCGTACACACGCTACTTGGGTACTATCACTTAAATTACAATTATACTTTCTTTTTGCGATTACGTCATTAAATATTTTCCCATCTGGAGTATTATCTAATCTAAAATATACACCTATATCATCAGTAATATTATTTGTAGTTAGCGCATGAGAAATCTCATTAAATTGAACAATTGTATTGAAATCTGTGGTTTGATCAAATACAAATAGTATTGGAGTTCTTTTTAATTCAATTAACGATTGAACTAAATTAGATAATGGGTGTAACCGGCTATTAACCCATAATTTAGTAGTTGGTCGATTTGCAATTGTTTCAGTTAGAGTATTGCAGTTACCTACATAGTTGTCTGTGTATTGGTATCGATGTCTTCTATCTATAAGTAATAACGGATTAGTATTATCAATATCTTTTGAAAATATTTTATTAAAGTTATCATTTAGATTAGCTGATAAAAATCGATTTTTTATTTCTTTTTCATCCCAAGAACAAATAGTATCATAATATTGTTGTATTTTAGGGTCAACTTCAAATTTATATTCTTCAAGAGTTTTTAGTATGAGAAAAATATTCTTTTCAGTGTAATCTGCAATGTAAAGAGAACCTGATCGTACTTGGATTATATTAGAAGATAAATGTTGTAATTGTGTTCGGATAACACTTGAAAATGAAAATTCAATTACAATAACACCGTTTCCGTCAAATTTTGATGATCGAATTGGACTTGTAGGAGAAAAATAGATTTTGCGAACTTCTGGTATAATTCTAAAAGGATGTTCCCAAACTGGGTTATCTAATATTTCAAGTTCTTCAGGGTTAAAGAATGCTCGAATATAATCCTGATTTAAGATTTGTAGACATAAATTACCTTGTTTTTCAGTAATGTATGTAGGGCTTGATATTGTTTCGTATAAACTATTGATTGTTTTTGTATCGCGATTTGACAGTGTTATTTCGCGATAAAATGAAGCTTTGGATACAATATGAGTAACTAACTCGTCTACTGATTTCATGTGTTATACACCTCGTAGTAGTGATAGGCTGAGTTACAGCCTATCGTTGTTGTTAAAGGGTTGCGTCTTCCATGCCTGCACATCTTAATCGTATAATGTTGCTCAATGCATACGATTTCTGATCTAAGGCTTTAGTAATACCTAACCATTGATTTCGTAGTAATGCAAATTCGTTAATGATAAGTTCATATTCAATTACATCATCTTCACCATCGACATACTTTTCACAATCACGACTACTCAATGCTCTTGCGTATGTTTCTAAGTATTTTTTAAAATGATAACTGCGTAATCGTTTAAGTTCTATATTAAGGAACTCTAAGACAGCTTCAATCTCTTGAAGCTGTCCATATCTGTGTTCTACAATGCCCGGCATTGCTGCAGTTGCACGTTCTACATTACCTGTTATTTTACATTCTTCTTTAGCAGTTGTCAACTCAGATTGGTAATATACAATACCATCGGGCAATTTAGTTATATCTTTTGAGATTGTAGAATACCAACCCATTAGACCTCCCAGTCTAAGTCGTCATCATAATCGTCATCGCCGTTATCTTCAAGATAATATCCAATTGCTTGATCTAATACTGGGTCAATGCCCACTGTATTTTTAAATGTACGATCAGTTGCACCCATGTCAGCGAGTAATTCAATATATCTTTCAGCAGCATTTTCTGCTTGTTTTTTATCAATATAATCTGCAAACATTAACCATACATCAGCAATTTGTGTTTCATTCAACATTGTCATCCTCCATGCTATCGTTATCTATAATGTCTTCTACTTCAACTGGTTCATCTTTAAATTCAGACATAGCTTTATCTAGTGAATTGTTAAGGTTAGCTTCCCATTCCTTACGATATAATTTAGTTTCAGAGCCATCAGTAGCCACATATTTAAGTCTATTTCCATCTTTTGTTAAGATGTTCTTTTTCTCAAATAAGTCAACTAGCCCGCTATATGGATTCATACCTGTAGTATATGGAATCTTAATTTGTAATGATTCAAACGGTTTTGCATAGCGTGTTTTCATAATTTTACAAGAAGCTCTAATACCATTGACTTCACTAACTTTGTTACCGTCTTCATCTTCTTTCAGTTTAAGTTTTTTCATTGCAACAACGATACTTGATGCATAGATAAACCCTTGACCACCTGAAATCTTATCATCTGGGTCAAACATATCTTGTGATGCATAACTATGATTGGTACATACTAAACCTACATTGTGACTACCAAACATGTTGACACAATTGCGAACTAATGCAGTTAAGGCTTTAGGTTTACGACCCATATCACCTTTTAAATCACCTGCTTCAAATTGATTGATATCAGTTGGGGTTAGTAACATACCTAATGAATCTACTACAAAGAGAACTTTAGGTTTTTCTTCCATAGTTTTATATTCTTTCATAAACTCGCTAATAGTTTTAGCTACGTCATCGATCATAGCCATATTAAGTTTAAGAAGTTGATCTTCGCTAGTTGATACACCCAATGCATGCAGCCATGATTCGTCTAATGCATTTTCACTATCAATTAGTACAACATAAATGCCTTGTTCTTGTGCGTGTTTGATAATATTACCAGAACATATATAACTTTTGCCTGCACCTGATTCACCTGCAAATACAGTTACTTTACCTAATGGAATGCCTTTATTAAAGTCTGAACTAATAAGATAGTTTAATGCGTAATTACCTGTACTTACCCAGTCAGTTGGATCGTTAAAGCCTACACCAAGACCGTCAATACTTTTTGTTAGTGTTTTTCTAAATTTTGTTAAATCAAATGTTTTCATTGCCATAAAATAATCCTGCATGAATTTAACGTGGCAAGACCCCTTACCACGTTAACCTTGTAACCCTTAACCGCGATTACGAATTCTTGCTAAAATATCGTTAGCTCTAGAATCACTAGATGTAGTTGTTTCTACAGCAGTTGGTGGAGTAAACGCAACGATCTCAGCTGGTTCATCCCAAGGCATAGCTTCATTTTCAGATACCTGCACAGTTTCTGTAGTATGAACTACTGGCTGTACTGATACTGTTGGTGTTGGTGTTGGTGCTGATACTGTAGGTGATTCTGAAATACCATATGGTCTAAAGTATTTGCCCCAACGTTCAATATCGTATGCTTCACCATTCACTGATGCTTCAAACATTTCCATCATAACTTTAAGTTCAACTTCACCTGGTTTTTTAGGTAAATGATCTGCTAAGTTTGGTAATTGATATTGTTCAAGTGCAGCGGTTTCATCGCTTGATAATGGACGTGTACGTCTGCTCCATACTGAAGTTGAATAATCAGCGTAACCGCCTTTGGTTCCAACTTTTAAACGGAAGTCAATACCATTTACATAATCAGTTGGTGAATCTTCTCCAAATTCAGGATCAAGAATTGCTGCATGAATTATTTTATAAATTTGTGGTCCAATAACGAATCTACGAATTGGATTTTCTGGTTTTTCTTTTTCATCTAAACCGTCTTCAACAACAAAGCCTTGGAAAATATAAGATTTCTTTTTCCAGTATTTGCGACCCATATCTTCTAATGAAGGATCTTTAAACCAATTGCGTACTTCTGAAAGAATTGGACAAACTGAACCGTCGTCATACATTTCAACGCATGGTACATTTACTACTATTGGTTTATTGTCGTTACGACCTTTGATACCTGCGAAAGGTAATTTGATTACAGAACGTTCAACCCAAAATAATGTATTTTTTTGATTGCCGTCTGGTAGGAATCTAAAAACTGCTTCACCGCCATTTTTAATAGTCCAAAAAGGATAAATTGCTTTATCACCGCCTGTATTGCTATCTGTTGTACGTGTTTCTGCCGCTTTTAATTTTGCTCTAATTTCTGCTAAAGTTGCCATATTTTAATTTCCTATTGTGTTTTGATGTAACACACAGGTTGCCCTGTGTGTTATATAGCCTATGTGTTTTATTACTAATATTTTTTTGTTTTTATACTTTAATATATAATGCCTTACTGTTAAAGTAAGCGTGTATTATATACTCTATTATTTATAAGAGCAAGTGAAATCTTTCACTTTTTTATAGTCATTTTACCATTTTACTAATTGTAAAATTCTTGCTAAACTATCTTCATTTCCAAATGATACATGATTGGTTGATTCGGATACATGTCCAACGCCTGGCATTGTAGGTGGTGCAGCCGGAGGTGTAGGTTGTTGCATTTTTGAAATTTTCCACAAGCTATCACCTGGCTTAACTATGTATGTTGAACCATTTGGCATTTTTAATTGCTGTCCTGGATATATTTTATTTGGATTTTTACCAATTACTTGTTTGTTTAAATCGTAAATTTCTTTCCAGTTATGCGATGTTTTGTTAGCTGCAGGTACTGCTGCAGTTGGTGCAGGATGCGCTGCTAATACTCGTTTAACTACTTCATTAGGTGATGGATCAGCATTAGGATTATCTAATTCCATTGATAATGCTGCGTATGCATCTTCGGAACTCATACCAGTACCTGTGATAATTTGTTGAATAGCATCGTTCCATATATTACTTGCATCAGTAGTAGGTTTAGCACCTGCACCAGTTTCGTCACTGCCATCAATTCCAATTACTGCACCTGATTGAGGTGGAGTTCCAGTTTGTACAGGTGTGCTAGGCGAAACAATTGGAGCTGGTGTTTCTGGAGGAGTTACATACTTATCAGGTGTTACTGGTCCATTTTGCACAGGTGTACTAGGTGAAACGATTGGAGCTGGTGGTTCTGAAGGAGTTACATACTTATTAGATGCTTCTGGTTTGTCTGCTGGTAACACAAAGTTATCAGGAGCCCCGTACTCTTGTATTAGACTATTTAATGAATTGATTGATTCGAAAAGTGTTTGTTCATTATGTTTTTTCATTTTGTTTTCCTGTATATTTTCAGCAACTTTATCAAACGGTGAAAGCGTTATTTGCCGAGGACCGTTAGGTGTTCGTATAATTTCTCTTGGCCAATCACGTCTTGGATTCATTACCTCAGCAGGAGACTTTGTTGCTGAATCCTGACTAAAATGTGGATTATCAAAGTAATCATAAGAAAATGCATCACCTGGTTTTACTCTAATCTCGTTTTTATCTTTAGGAGGCGGAGTGTTAGGCGGGCGTGTCCATTCGTAGTTAGGTCGTGAAACATCTTTTGGAGAATTAGGATTTACTTGATTCCATAACTTATCTTGCTGTAATGCAGAACGTGGACCAATGCTGCCAGGTGGGACTGTAGATCTATACGAATTAGGTGGTTGACTTTGAGGATTTGGTTTTCCTTGCATCTGTTGATCTAACTCGTCTTGAGTTCCATATCTAACCGGCTGAACATCAGCTTCAATTAGTTTAATCGTTTCTTTTAATGATTTAACGGAATCTTGAAGTGTTATTTTTGTAATTTCTTTCATAGTTGTTTCTCATAGTTCTACGAGCTTTGTGTTTATCAATACTACTTAATTTGTATCTTTTACCAAACCCGTACAATTCTTTCATCAATAACTCGATAGATTTTCCATCATCCATTTCGTCTGGATTATGTTCATCGGTATTACCAACACCTGCTAATCTCATTATATCTGAATGTTCGCTGTCAGCATCTTCACTCGGATCTAACTGACTAACTTTTTTCATTACATATCTAACATCATCTTCTGATACACTGCTGTCGTATTCGTTATCATCAAAATTCTTTTTAATAATAGTTTTAACACGAGTTCCGCCAATTGTGAAATTCTTTTCTTCGTTATTCCAAAAACCTTCAATTGAATCTAAGATTTGTTGAATACCTGATTTTTCAGTTTCTTTAGAATCATCAATCTCTTCATATCCAACTTCATCCGGAGTCATACCTGATTCTCTAATAAGATCACGTATAGTCATACCTTCTGCAATTTTAGTATCAAGTTTTGCACCTGCAGCTTTAGCTTTAATGAATTTAGCTTTCATTTTATTTTTCTTATGCTGCATGCCTTCATTTACTTGTGTAGGTTGTTCATAAACTATTTTTGGTTCAATGTGTTCAACTTCAACTTGTTCAGATTCAACTTCATCTTCGCCTAATAATCCAGCAAGTTTACGGTATCTTTTTAATTCTTCTTTTACTGGTTCAGCTGGAGCTTCTGCTGGAGCTTCAGGTGTTTCTGCTGCTGCCGGACCTGCTGGAGCTGCACCTGGCGCTGCGCCTGGGGGAGGTAATTCACCCTCTGCACCTGGTTCACCTTCTGGTGGTGTTTCGTCGCCGCCTAACGGTGGCATACCGCCGCCTCCGCCTAATGCAGGTAACCCGCCAGCACCTGCTGTTGAATCAGGTGGCATATCACTTGGCTCAGAAGAGTCTAATGGTTCACCACTATTTGCATCTGGGGGTAAGTCTTGTCCACCAATTTCTTGAGGTGTTTCAATATATAGATTTGGTAATGCTTCAAGGTCTTTTGCATTATGACCTTTGATATAATCAGCAATAATATCACGAACTGCTTTATCTTCTGCGTATGAGTCTTGATAATCAATATTTCGAATTAGTTCAACTATGTGTTTGTCGTCAATTAACCCTTTTAATGCTAATACTCCAGTTGTTCCACCGTTCATATTATTTTTAAGACGATCATTTAATCTTTCTAATGCTGGTCCTTTATTTGGACCTGTTATTTCATTTTTATCTTCTGAAACAATAGATTCAAGCATATCTTCAATTTCAAGTTCAGGGGCACGATATTTAATTGTCTTAGTTTCTGATGTAACAGTAGTATCAGTTTTAATTCTACCCATTAAATCTTTTGCAGATAATTTACGAACTGGTAAATCACTTTCGTGTACAATGTTGTACAAGAATGGAAATACTGCTTTCATATCTTCATTAAATGTACGAATTGTTAAACGATCAATCCAATCGTTCATAACTGTTTCTGGTACTTTAAGTTCTTCAGCTGCAATAAATGATTCTGCAAATTGTTCATAATATGCAGGGCGTTGCAGATTTTGTATTTCTTTTTTAACTTCATCAATACGATCAATTACTTGATTAGTAATTGAACCCATTGCTTCTGATATTTGTGTTTGTCTACCAACGTATCCTTTAAATTTACGAAGGCTATTTAATTCTTCACTTAACTTAGTAATGTATTTTCCAATCTCGTCATATGGGTTGCCACCATGATTGACATGTTCAGCTAATGCACGAGCACCGGATAAATGTTTATAGGGATATTTAAATCTTTCACCGTCTGCATTTTCAATATAAATGCTTGAAATATGCATGGTTCTCCCTGCAGCTAAGTCTGGATTGATAGGTTGGCTATGTTTAACAACTAAACGTGCTTCTCCTAAATTTTGGTAACTCAATCGTGAAGTACCAAACATTTTATTTTCCATAACTGGTTCCTTATGTTTTGACTGAAATTCGTAGTCGCGTTTGTCTAAGTTGCTCTTTCCAATATTTTGCACATCAAAATTTAACAATCTACTTTTAGCAAACTGTCTAAATGAACGTATAAACTTATACGCTTTTTTGTGAGAGGCTTTGTGATCATCGTCAACGATATCTCCGCTAACTTGAACTACAACACCATCGTCTTGGTCTAATGTAATAGTAATAGTTCCAATTGGTTCACCGTCCTCGGTGTAGTCAAATTCAAAGAATCTGGCCTTTGGAATATCAACTTTTTTAGTTAAGACATCTGCGTTTTCGTCACCGATATTTATGTCAGTGAATCGTGTTTGTATTTTGCCATAAAGGTCTGAAGCGATTTTATCTAAATTATTGTCCATGTTTATATTTATCACATATTAGAGGAAACAAATATTGGTAGAGGTGCTTCCCAGTCCTCTAAACGTTCTTCAATTCGCATTCTTTCAAATACCATAGGATCCCATTCTGCTAATACATCCGTCATACGTACAATAAGTAGTAATGCTGAAACTAAATCATCATGTTGTCCTGGTTTACCTTTAAAACTAATTCCATGTGCGATAAATGTTTTTAATTCACTTATAAGAGGTTTACTATAAATTTGCATTTTATCTTCTTCAATAAAATACTTTAACCTTGCACATGCCGCTAATTTAGAATTAAATGTAGTATTAAATCCTTTACGAAATTTACGAACATGCCCTTTTTTGCCCGGTTCACTTACGAAATATCCCGGAAATGTATCTTCTCCTAAATTCTCAACAACTACTAAAGCACTTTCGCCTACAGTATTATTTTCAATTGACCAATATATTGAATTATATTGTTCATATCCTAATTCATCTTGTATATATTTTAATACATCTCTTAACAATTTAACTTGACCTTGAATGGTAGTAATGTTATGATGCCATTCGCCAATTTGTTTTTGCGATGGTAATTCAAATATTGTAATAGCAGAATAGTCGCCGCCTGTACCTAAACTTGGATCTAATGCAACCAAATATAAATTACCAGGTTTAGGATGATTATACCATCTAACTTGGCCTAATTTTGTTAATGGTTCTTTACCTACTATCTCTGCTAGTTTCATACTGCTAATAAGCGTTTCGTCATAGATTAAGAATTCACAACCGTATTCACGTCTAAACATCTCTTCGCCAATACGACCTAACTCAGCTTTCTTCCATTCTTCATCGCGATCCGGGTGATCCCACCAATTAGAACGAAAACCAGAAAAGCCATTAATCCCAATCTTATCTGCTTTTTCATTACCAAATTCATCAAAAAATTGTTGGCTTTCTTTCCAGATAGTTGCAAATTGGTCTTCGTCACTGTTTGGTGTTGAAGTAATAATACAACGTCCACCAGTTGCTAATGTAGGGGAAATTGAAGTCCAAAACTCTTCAGCAATGTTAGGTTGTAAGAATGCAAATTCGTCACAGTATAATAACGAAATAGCCATACCCCGTCCAGTTGTACCTGTAGTAGTTTGACTTACAATACGTGACCCATTATCAAATTCCATTGAACCCTTGTTATAACTGATTACACCTGCACGTAAAAAATCTGGACATAGTTCGTATCCATATCTAATACGTTGCATAATCTCCTGGGCACCTGTATATTTGTGTGCTGCAATTAGCACAGTTTGATCTGGGTGAAACATTGCATACCATAGTAAATATGACGATGCACAAGTTGTTTTACCAGATTGTCTTGGTAACATATTGATATTAAATCGATATGAATTATAACAATTTAGTAAATCAACTTGGTAATCAAAAGGTTCAAATAATAATTTACCCTTTACTGCGTGTTGTATGTGAAAGAACTTTTTTGAAAAATGTAAATAACCAATGTCAGGGTCAGAACATAGTTGTAAATCAAGAATCTGTTCTTCACTAAATTTTTCAGTCTTGTGTGCTTTTTTAGTTAGAACACCTTCTAAACTTTTAGCCATAAATTCTCCTTTATTGTTTATTTACAAAAAAAAGCGGACATATTGTCCGCTTTATGATTATACTGTAGGATCTTTAAATGTATCTCTAATTTCGTAATTTTTATTAGCCTGATCTGCATAATAGTTTGCTTTATGCCGAGCTTTATGATGTGCAGCTTTGTGTTCTGCAGTTCCTTTTACACCGCCAGCAAACACCATAAATGGAACATCAGTTCCTGGATTAAATAACCCAACATTTACAGTCTTACCTAAGTCACGTATTGCAGGATGGACTTTATTTGCATCATCATAAGAAAAACCGCCACGTCCGCCGTAGACATGATCATGTTCTTCAGGACCGTGTATACGATTCTCTTTTATCTTTTTTTTTGAGGACGAGCTTTAATATCTTCGTATAAAGAAGAAAGCTGATTTACTAACGATTCATGTTGTAATTTAAATGGATTTTCTCCACCGTTAGCTTTTACTGCGCCACGGCCTTTACTTGCTAAATCGTCGCCTGTAAAAATAACAGAATCTAAACCATGAACTTTTGGTCCTTTATCGTTATGTTTTGCGTTTTTAAAATCGTCGCCAATGACAATTTCATGTTCTTCGTCATCTGATGCCATTTCAGAATCGCTACCACTGATACCTTTTAAAATATCCATTAAATCGCGTATTCCGTCAACACCTTTACTACTGATTGAAATATTCATTTGTGTATCGCTAGATGAATTGTCACCTTGTATAACCATAGGTTCCATATCACCACCGCATTCTTCAACATCCATTTCAGCAGCTGATTCGATATCTAAATCACCGCCATCTTGAATCTCTTTTAATTTTCTTGCAAGTTCTGTAAAATTCATTATAATTTTCCTAAGTTAGCAGTTGGCAATTTAACTTGGCGAGATCCAATTGGACTTGTTGTTCCAACATTTGTACATACTGATGCCGGTTTTTCCGATGGTGATTTTTTAGCTAATAATGAATCATTAACACCTGTATATTGATCGCCTTGAGTTTTAACTTTACCTAACTCTTTTAGCAATGACATAGTGTGAGCATCGCCTACTATTTTTTGGTTGTTTTCGTTTTCATAATCTTTTGTAAGTAATGATTCACCAGATGCAGTATTAAATTTGTTATTAAGATCAATTTCTTGTTCTTCTAACATACTACGAACTTTGATGCAGCATTCTGACAAGCCCATAGTTTCGGCTGCCATTTGATGTATTTGAAAACTAGTTGCCGGATATCCTAAGACTACATCATAAACTGTAGCTGCAACATTTTTATGTGAAGGAAAATCAACTTGAGTTTCCTGTATTGGTGTACGTGTGCCTGAAGAAAATGATTCAACAGAGAACCTCGCTAATGCACCTTTAAGTTTATCGAGTTGGCAAGTAGTAAGTTCATCTATTACTTTAATTTTAAACTCGTACACTTGTTTTGATTCTAATAAGTATTGTTTAAATGATTTCATATTATATCCTTGATAATATATTTATTTCATATTCTTTAATTTTTCAATCAGACTATTTCGATCAGAAACAATAAATCCTTCACCAGAAATATTGATCCCAGGGTCTTCTGGATGGGCATCGTAATCTAGTTTTTGTTTCTTAAGTTGCAAATCGATCATTTTAAGTTTTTTATCTATTTTTGCAGCTTTTGCATCGATTGCATTTTTTAACATGCTTGATGCAACTTCAAAAATTCTGCCACTATATCTTGCTTCTACGTTCATACCTAAGTCCATTAGATCGTCGTAAGCATCAGTTGCGCGTTGTGCTAGTGCGTCAAATTCTGTATCGCTTACGTCACCTAAGCCTTTTACTTGCGGCAATGCTGCTGATATTTTATCAAATTCGGCCATATCACGAAATAACGGTACTGGATCAGTAGGTACAGTAGCAGGTTCTGCTTCTGATATTATTTTTTTATTTTCTGGTAAATTTAGAAGTTCTTCTAATTTGCGAGTCATGATGTATCCTTTTATAGTATAAGTGTACTATTTAAGTTATTTGGAACCATTATGAAAAATATCATTTTCATTAATGACTCTAAATACAAGACCATTTTGTTTACAATATGCAGAAGCAGCAGCCCATTTGGCTTGATTTTTAATAAATTGTGCTTGATTGTATTTGTTTTTTCCTACACGTTCTAATATTTGCTGACTTGCAGGTTTTATTTCAATCAATTCATTATGTATGTGATTATTTTTATCTACGTATTGAATAAAAAAATCAGGTAGATAAATGGTGTTACGATTAGTCAATGGATCTCTATATGGAATAGTTACTGCTTCACTTGCCCATTTTTGTACTGCAGGGTTAGTATCGCACATGTGCATAAATGTCATTTCCCATGAACTTCTGTAATATGGTATTTTGGTTCCTATGTATTTGTCAGGGTGTTTAAATTTAAAAGACCCCTTGGCAAATTTTCTACTACTCATATTACTACATTCCTTAATTCGTATGCGTTATTTTCTACAGAAGTTCTATATCCAAGTAAACTTGTTTTTTCTCTATATGCATTTAATATTTGAGTTACTACACGAGATAGTTGAATAGCTGGTACTAATGTTAATGTATCTAATAATTCAAATACATTTACATTTTCATTTCTAGCTTGATTTAATAACATAATTGTAAGTGATCTTGCACTTTCTAAATCAAAATCTCTACGCTGAAAGAACCCAACCACTGCGTCAATTTCGTTACTTGGAAATGTAACATCTTCAATATAAAATTTATCAAAGAATTGTTTTATTTCTTGATAACTTGTTTCTGGAGTAAGTGGTAAATTTGCAGTAATTGTCATAATAATTTATATTTTGTTTGTATAACTGGGAGATGTCCCTGTTGTAGCTGTAGTAGTTGGTGTATTACCGGTTGTAACTTGTGTAGCTGTTATTGTATTTGTAGAACTACTTGCTTGCGGAACTGATATTCCATTTAATCCTGATGTTGTGTTAGTTTGCCCATATACTAATGTCGATGCAGTTGTTCCTGCTGTCTTAGTAACGGCTGTTGTACTAACGGTAGTAGTTGCTGCGGGATCTCGTTTCCCGCCAAACGCAGTATTAGCAAATGATGGATACGGTGCAGTATCTTGAGGCCAACTACTTGTTAATGGTGACGGTGTGAAGTCATAATGTAATGATCCAAACCCTTCCATATCTCCTGAACTAACAAAACCAACATCATAATAAACTGATTCATATGCTATTTTAAAATCAAAATGATGAGAATTACCGTCAGCGTATGCAAGTTTATTTCCATTCCATTGTGTTATAACAGGATTCATTAATTTGTAACTAACATATTCATGTCTTGACATTTGATATATCGTAATATAATTAAAAAATGCAGGTATGTGGCCAACATAACCATATGGTGATTTAATTGCTGACGATGCTAAAGTTGCATTTTTCTTATACGCACCTTTTACATTTGATGCCACAGGATCAGCATAATAATATTTGTAATATGTTTGCCATAATTTATTTATTAACCCCATATTATCATCATGAAATGACATGTTTATTTCATTATATTTGTGCTGATATTGTGCTATTCGTTTTCTATTATATTGATTTAGCACATCGTGGCTTACTGTATACGAAGGTAAATCAGTAGACTTAACAAGAAGGTTTATTTCATCTTTCAATGTTAAAATCATTTGCGTATCGATGTTTTTAATATTCAGCGCAGGCCAATTGATATTAAATGCAACATGATACAAGAATTTTGTTTTTGGTAATAATCTGAAACTATCGTCAACAAAAGTTCTCGCAGCGTGTTGTTGGCAGCGAAAATGTTCTACAGGATCAGCTTTTAAATATTGATTAGGACTAAATGACATATATATATTTATCCATTTAATAAGGTGTGTGGTTAAATGATCATAAAAAAAGCCCGGAATACGGGCTTTTTATAAGTTGAGTTATTAGCCCAACGGACCGCCACCCATAATTTGTGGGGACGAAGTAACTGCTGGACGTTGTGTATCTTGAGCACCAATTGCACCACCTGCTGTTTGAATACAGTTGTCAGGTTGGATTGACATTTGGATTTCCATTGGACTTGCGTCTGAATACACTAATTCGCCAAATGATGATGAAACAATGTAACAACCATAGCATTCCCAAGTTTCTAAAATGTTAGCTTCAGAATAGTTGTTATTGTTAGCACCGTCTAGAACGTAAATAGTCATTCTAAATTTGTAATCACCTGCAGCAGCAGCAGAACTTTGTTCAAAGAAATCAAATTGTTTCTGATTTTGTTGACCAACAATTCTATTAACTGTACCGCCGGCATCGTCACGAATAGTAACAGAAATTGGATCCCATGTTGGTTTCCCAGCATAGTTAATTTTACTGTTGTAAACGTCAATTACTTTAGCTTCAAACTTCACATTAGGACGTGAAGCTTTAGAAACCTGTTTAGTTAATTCTGTTGTATCAGTTTCAGCACCTAAACCATCGAAGATAATTTTAAAACGGTACTTTAACTTAGGCATTAACAGGCCTGTATTATCACTTCCGTTAATAGGAACTGAAAAGTTTGATAATGATGATATTGACATATATTATTCTCCGATTATTTACCAATAGTTTTAACTTCACCGGTGTTCGCTAAACGTAATGGAATATAAATGAATTCCACAGCTTTTGTCGGTTCGATTGCAATGTCAAGATATAATTCGCTTCTGTCTACTCTTGCTGGTGTGTTATTAGAAGTATCACATTGAACAACAAAGTCGTAAATTGCACGTTGTCCTTGCAATTCGAGTAATAAACTTTCAGCAGCATGTTTGATTTGTTTGCGTGTTGCATCATCATTTGGTTGGAACAAATACGCTTTTGACATCAATGATAATCTACGACGTAAACTTACTACCAATCTTGCAACATTAATACGATCTAAAGAAGTAGTTTCTGGAGAACGAGTATATTGGGCCATGTTAACTAAGCCTGATCCAGCGATAAATGTAATTGGATTAACTTTAATGCCAGCTAACGTATCACGTTGTCCAGTGTTTAAAGCAACTGTTTGCCATTCACCATTTTGATCAATGTATCCAACTGATGTTGCATTTGAAATAGTACCACGTTGTGTACCTGCAGGTGCATACCATGGGAAGCTTGCAGCATCACTCAATGCAATTGTACGTAACATCATGTGGCTTGGAGGAACAACTATGTTACGACCTAAGTTGTCACTTGTGTAACCCCATGGATAAAAGAATGCCAAGTATGGATCAGCTGAAACTAAACCATTATCGTCATCTTCTGAAGTTCCGTTAACATTATTTCCCCAGTTTAACAATGTAGTTGCATCTGGTTTCAATCTTGATGGAGTATCACCGATAACAAATGCTGTAAGACCACGTGAAGTATTCAAGTCTTTCATTTCGCCAACAAGTTCTGGATATCCAGGTGCTGCAATCAAGTTAAATACGCGATATTCTTCTTCACGAATTTCTACATTGCTGTTAACTAATGCTTGTAATGATTGAACAACTACTTTACGTTGTGCTTTACGACCAAATGATCCTGATCCATTTTCGTTATTACCTGATTCAGTTACCCATCTGTCTGGGAAATAATTAATCATTGATTCATTGTTATAACGTGTGTTGTGATCTAAGATGTTAACGTAGTTTTTACGATATTTTTTAACATTGTAACCACTTCTACGTAAATTCCACAATAAACAACCTTCTGGATATAATGCAGGGTTTGGTGCATCAAAGTCAACAAAGTTAGCAGCTTCAATTGCATCAAGTGATAATTCAGATGGAGGACCACCTAACAAATCAACAATTGCCGAAGGACTTGAAGAAATACCATCAATGTTCCAACGTGCATCAGCAAAAACTATACCATCTTCTGTTGTTTGATCAGTTGTATCAATTTTAACCCATTTTTTAGTAAAGTTGATATATCTGTAAATTTGTGGATAGTTTTCTAAATCTGATGTATCAATCCATAAATCACCTTCAACTAACAATGATTTATCAGCGTCAGTTTGTGTAGTTGGTTTAGTTGGGCTTAAGATTGGACCAGTTTTGTTAGTAGCACCAAGACCTTGTCCATGATCGACACTACGATATGCCATCCATTTATGACCATGGTTGATCATAATGTCAACATCTTCAATGTTGCTATCATACCATAATAAGCCATCAGATGCATTACCAATTGGTGTTGAATCACTTGGTTGAATGAACGATTTTGTTCTGTCAGCGCCGTATTCAGACCAAAGACTTGCAAGGTAATGGTTACTAATACCATTTGGGTGATGGAAGAAGTTAGTTGTTTTGTTAGCATCGAACAATTTTGCAATTGGTTCGTTTGTACCATCAACTAATCTAATTTCACCGCCAGTTACATGGGTAATAACAATTTTGTTACCATCTAATTGCGATGCATGTACGTTAGTATCACCTGAACTTGAGTTAATTTTTGATTCAATTTCATCTAACATTGCTTGAATAACAACTGCATCTGAATCAGATTCACTTGGTTCGTCAATGTTAAATTGAACTAATCGTGTAGCCAACAGTGTACTACCAATAACACTTTCACCAATTGCAAAATTGTATGTTCCTGATTGGAATGACGATCTTGTGAATTTTTTAGAAATGATTTTAGTAGTAGATGATGCAGTACGACGATATATTTTAAAGTTTGCAAACAATGTTGGGCTTTCAGATGTATTGTATTTCACATACACTGTGTTTCCAGCAAGATTTAACCCACCATTAGTAGGATCTAATGCCGCAATTGCTGCTTCGTTATTTTGGAATATAGGAGCAGAAATAGTTACCCATGATTTAATGCTTGCATCATAGCGTTTAACATTCCAATCAGCACCTTTATTAACAACTGTTGTTTTGATCCATAATGAACCAGTTGGACGACCGTTAACAGTAGTTGGTAAATCTTTACGTTTGTATGTTGGGATAGTAACATGATTTGAAATTGTCAAAGCAGGTGCTTTGTAAATACCAATTTCAATACCAATTTTAAGAGCAGTATCAACATCAGTACCATTTATATCAATATCAACTCCTGTTGAATACAAATATAATCTGTGATTTGAAACAACGGCAAAAATACCATCATCGATTGCATCAGTATTAATCAGTAACGCTAATTCGTCTAATGTTGAAAAACCAATAAATGGGTTATAACCATTAATTACAAATACATCAACATCAGGATCTAATGGGCTTGCAAATGCAAGTTCCGAATTTACACCTTGTGCAGTTGGAATACTTGAAACCCAAGCTTCACTACCAATCTCAACCCAAGATGATGTTCTTTTTGATTTATACCAAAATGATACAAGACTTGACGTTGCAACTACTGCATATGAACCAGTAGCACCAATACTTGCTTTTGGTGCACCTGTAAGGTCATCAACTTTAGAAATTTCAGTAATTACAGTTGGTGTGACATTTGTAAATGTTTGTCCGTTTGCTGTAGTAGCAGCGGCAGAGTCCCATGAAAATAAACCCCAATGCGAACTTGCAGTGTCAAACCAGAATGTGTTATCATCTGGTGTACCAGTTGGGATCGAAGTAGAAGCCTGAATTGCATCTAAATCAATATCTGCACGTACTACAAATGCACGGTTACTAACATTCAAATAACTATAAGCAGCTTGTAATCCATATTCATTTTGTTCATGACCATGGATAGGTTTGTTGTTTGAGTCGGTTTTAAAAACCGGTGTACCGAATGTATCGGTTAATTCTTTTGGACTAGTAAGTAATCTTACTTTTCCATAATCTTTATCTGTTTTTAATGTGCCTGGGGCAATTCCAGTCCCAGAACCGTTTAGTTTGTTTGCTGCAGTGGCAACAAAGATCAACGGAATTGTTCCAGCGCCAGCTGATGTATACATGCTATCATCAGTAACAGATATACTTACGCCTGGTGAACTAAGTGTTTGAGCCATATTATAATCTCCATATATACAAGTTCTAACTGTATTTATAGGAAAATGGCATTTTATGGCACTATAACTTAACTATAGCTGTAACTTTATCATATAACTCTTCAAGTGTTCCGTTGTTATCAATTACATGATCTACATGTAATCCATACCATGCCCACTCACTTTCATGAATTTTATATTCTTTTAATATTGCAATTGATTCTAAATCACCAGTCAACGCTAATTCAACAAATTGATGCCATTCTGGTTCTGGTCCTCGTTTTACACGAACAATAATTCCTCCTGCATTTCTAATAGCAGAAAATTCATTTGGAAATCTACAATCGCTGATTACGACATTACCGTTAGATTGTCTTAATCTATTTTCTAAACTTGCAATCCAAATATCATCATGGAAACTTCTTCTAGCTACTTCTGTACCCCATAATTGTAACACTAATCGTGGTGTTAAATCTGGCATATTTAAACGGTGTGCCCACCACGGATCGACTTGTTCTCTCCATGCTCTTGATTCTGCAGTTTGACCTTCTAATAGAGTTCGATCCCATCCAAAAACTGATGACACTGCGTCTTTTAATGAATTTGCAAAACTTTCTCTTGCAAAATTATAATTACTAACTAAGTATTCAGCAACTGTATCCTTACCTTCACCTATATTTCCAACAATTCCTATAATCATATTATTCTCCTAAAAAAGCATTATATGATCATTTTATCAAAAAGTCAAGTTATCCTATTATAAATGCATACCCTGTTCCACCAGAAATAAGTGTTTCAAGTTCTTTATCAAGTTTTTCAATTTCTTCTTTGCCAGCTGTTTTTAAATCATTGCCATTCATTGTAATGCCACCGCCCGGTCCTGCAATACTTGAAAATAAACTACGAGCTTCACCTAACATAATTTTACAAGTAGCAAGCGTGTAATCACGTAACCATTGTTTAGCATATATGTCAGTTAGTAAGACAAAGTCAGGGCGATAGTTATGTGATTTAATTAGAATCTGTTCACCTTGCGCAAACGGACGTTGTAAAATTGTTAAAATATGACTTTGTGGTTTCCATTTAAATTCAATATAACTACCAAACATTCTACCAACTAATTTTTGGTATCCTGAAAATAGTTCATAAGTTGCAAGTCCGCCCATCATACTACCACTCATTAGATATGTGTTAGTATATGCTAAGTTAAATGGTTCAAATAATGTACCACCTGCACCAATACCTGACCGTGAGCCAATTGCTCTTCTAAATACACTTTGTACTTCAATAATTTCGTCAGGTAATCTATATTCGTTTTGATCTTGTATTAATTCTAAAAAGCTGTAACTTTCTTCTACTGCATTTGGACTGCGTTGTCTAAAGCGTGTTAACGCTCTGTCTAATGCGGTTTCGTAATGAATTGGATCTAAGTCTATGTCAATGAGGCCATCTCCCAACATTACTCGTACATAATCAAATACTTTATTTCGTTCTATTAATGAGGTTGTTTCATCAGACATATATTGCTCCATGTTAATCGTTGTGATAAATAAAAATGTAGCTCGCGGAACGGCAATTCCCAACTACCTTAATGCCTCAGGAGGACATCAACAATGATATTTATCAATAATAAATATACCAACATCTATTTTAATATAATCAGATCTGCACAAATACGAGAGTCATTAACTGGATATACTGAAAAACACCATATCATACCAAGGAGCTTATGCGGCTCAAATAAAAAAGATAACTTAGTTATTTTAACTGCTAGAGAACATTTTATCTGTCACTGGTTACTTACTAAAATGGTAGCAGGCGATAATCTAAGAAAAATGAAACACGGGTTATGGAGAATGTTAGTTCAAGGTGCAACTTTTCAAATAAGATATAAACCAAATTCTCGTACATATGAAACACTAAGATACAAATACGGATCATTACGAAAAGGAATAAAAACTTCAGATGAGGTTAAAGCAAAAATCTCAAAAGCAAATAAAGGTAGATTAAAAGGTGAAAATAACCCAATGTACGGAAATACTCATACTGCAGAATCTAGAAAGAAGATATCAGAAAAAGCACAAGGTAGAACGCCATGGAACTTAGGTGTCACACATACTTATGAAGTAAAACAGAAAATGTCAATATTAGCATTACAAAGAACAAAATATAAATGTGAACATTGCGGTGTAGAATGTGTTAAATGTAATTATAATAGATGGCATGGAGCAAACTGTAAATCTATCGTAAGATAAATATCATAATACCAAGGAGAAGTACTATGCCGAGACTTAGTCTTTATAAGCCGGAGAAAGGAAATAATTACAGATTTATTGATCGACAAATATCAAGAATGTTTCAAATTGGCGGAACTGACGTTCATTTTCACAAATATTTAGGTCCAAAAAACCAAACAGAAGGAACAGCAGATCAACCAGTTTACGATGTAATAAAAGAAACTAACATTCAAGATTTGTTGTTTTTAGAAAATAGAGATCGAAAATACGAAGAAGAAATATATTTGCTTAGAGGGCATTATCAAGTTCAAAACATTGATTTTAGTTTAAGTCAATTTGGGTTGTTCATTGATAACGACACAGTGTTTATGACTGTGCATATCAACGATTTTATTACATCAATTGGTCGTAAACCACTTACAGGTGATGTTATAGAATTACCACATTTACGAGATGATTTTGCTTTAAATGAATTAGATTTAAGTGTTCCAAGATTCTTTGTAATAGAAGATGTTGGTAGAGCAAGTGAAGGATATAGTGCAACATGGTATCCACATTTATATAGATTAAAGTTGAAAAAAATTACAGACAGTCAACAATATTCTGACATCCTTGATCAACCTGCGGGCGAAGATGCACCGTATGCATTACGTGAATTATTAAGCACTCGTAATAAAGAGTTAGAAATAAATGATGCTATTTTACGTCAAGCAGAAGCTGATTCTCCAATGAGTGGATTTGAAACTCGTCAATTTTATACAATAGCAGTTGATCCTATAACAGGTGAAACATTATTATCTACGGTTGACAATGCAGATTTATATGCAAGTTCAAATGGCGCTTCAATAAATTCAAGCAGTGTAAATGCAATACCATTAAGATCAGGATATACTGGTTACTTATTTGGTGACGGATATCCGCCAAATGGTTATCCATTTGGACAAGGTATACATTTTCCAGAAAATCCAGCAAAAGATGATTATTATTTACGATTAGATTTCGTACCAAACAGATTATTTGTATTCAATGGTCAAAGATGGCTTAAAGTTGAGGATAACTTAAGAATGACAATGACTAATACTGATACAAGACGAACACCAAAAACTAGCTTTATTAACAATAGCAATTATACATATAATGACGAAGTTGCAACTGATTACGTTAGACTTATTTCTGGTGTTACTACATTTACTACTAAAATTGATTACACTACAGAAGCGTTATATTTGGTTCTAAAATTAGAAATTACTCGTTTAGAATTTGTTATAGCAGACACTGATAATTTAATTGAATCGTACAGTCTTAATGGAGTTGATAAAATAAAAATCAACTTACCAGTAGTAAAAGATACACAACTTACTATACCATATGATGGAGCATGGAGAGTTAGTTTATATACCTATAGAGAAGCAGAGCGTCAAAGTCTTTCTAAAGCTCTTAGACCAAAAGCAGACTTGTAGAACTGCAATATGTTTAAATAAAAGAAGGAGAACGCAATGCAACATTTTTATGACGGTGCCATAAGACGGTACCTTACTCAAACAATTCGAGTTTTTAGTGAATTTACAGTACGATACGGTGACGGAACGCTGCATCGTGTACCTGTCGGTTACGGTGACGGTGATCGGCAAACTACTAGTGTTATTAGACAAAATTCAGAAAACACTCTAAATTCAATACCACGTATCAGTATATACATATATGGTCTTGATTTAGACCGAGATCGTCTTGCAGATTCAACATTTGTTAGTAAAAAAAGTATAAGAGAACGAGATATCAACGGAAACGCTTACACTAATAATCGAGGTAGAAATTACACAATCGAACGCGTAATGCCAACCCCATTTAAATTAACTATGAAAGTTGATATTTGGTCTGCAAATACTGATCAAAAATTACAAATTTTAGAACAAATTTTAGTGTTATTCAATCCAAGTTTAGAAATTCAGTCGACTGATAATTATATTGATTGGACGAGTATTTCTGTGTTAAATTTAGATAGTGTTGCTTGGACAAGTAGATCAGTTCCTGTAGGAAATGATAGTCCTATTGATATTGCTACATTAACAGTAGACTCACCAATATGGATTAGTCCTCCTGTTAAAGTTAAACAACTTGGTGTTATTACTAAAGTTATTACTGGAATTACTGATGCAAATGCAGCAGGATCAACTGGATTTGGTACAGACTATGTAGTACCTGATTATATTCAATCTGCACTGTTAACTGAAGTTATTTCGTGTGTAGAAAATTACACAATTGAAGTATTAGGAACACAAATCACATTATACAGTTCACATGAATCAGATTTAGCAAATTACGTTTCATTTGATATGCCATCTCATAGCGAATATCCACGTAAATGGGAAGAAATATTTGAAAAATATCCTAAAAAATTTATACCAGGAGTTACTCGTGTTTTCCTAATGCAACGCAATGGTACAGAAATTAATGGTACTGTATCACTTCATCCAACAGATGACGGTATTTTACTAGTTGATTGGGATTATGATACATTAAATCCTAATACTGGTATTAACAGTCAAGGTTATTTAGATACCGATGATACAAGTTTGTATAATCAATCTCCGCAATATAGACCAAATAGCCCTGGAACATTTGATGCAATTATAGATCCGTTATCATATGATCCACATAGACCATTAAAAGAAAGCACAGATCAGCCTATTCCAGTTGGTTTAAGATATTTAATAATTGAAGATATTGGTAGTGATATAAATGCCGACGGAGCAAGTGCTTGGAAATCTAATAACGGAAGTGATTTAGTTGCTCATGCTAATGATATTATTGAATGGACAGGCAGTCAATGGAATGTTGTTTTTGATTCGATACATGAAACAGATACTATGATTTGGCAAACTAATACATATACAGGTATACAATATCTATGGAATGGTATTTCATGGGTTAAAAGTTTTGAAGGAATTTATCCGGTGGGAAAATGGCGATTAGAACTGTAACAGACAGTATTGTATGTAGTGGATCGTTGATTTATTCAAGATCTACTCATAGATTTTTACTCATTCAAAAGTCTTCAGGCAAACATCAAGGAACTTGGGGATTAGTAGGAGGCACAAATTTAGCCAACGAAAATCCCTGGCAGGGTCTTACCCGTGAAATTGAAGAAGAAATAGGCTTTTTACCAGACATTAAAAAAACTCTACCATTAGAAAAATTTGTATCAAATGATAGTATTTTTAATTTTCATACATATTTTTGTTTAGTTGATAACGAATTTGTTCCAATTCTAAGTGATGAACATATTGCTTGGGGTTGGTTCAGTATGTCTGCATTACCAAAGCCAATACATCGAGGGTTAAATCTTAGTTTGCGTAATAAAATTATTCAAACTAAGATTCAAACTGTAATTGACATTATTGATAGTTTATAATTTTGCTTTAATATCAGCTAACATATTGTCAATTAGTCGTTTTGTTTCGTCTTCGTTAAAATCCATTGCAGTATCGTTTAGCTGATCAGCTTCAAACGACGAAAACATGTTAATTCTAATTGGACTATATCGTTTATTAAATCCTTCTTTTTCAATGATATTAAAATGATTTGGATAAGTTACATTTTCAGCAAATGTACTTCCTAAAATTACAGTTCCCGGTGTATTAACTGCGTAAGCTAAATGTTGTCCTACACTATCACACCCTATAAAATAATCAGCATGTTGAATAATTGAACCCCAAGTACGCAACGGAACATTTTCTGGGTGTCTTGTATATTCATTATTTGGTATTTGAAATTCTGACATACTGATAATATTATAATACTTGCTTAATTCTTTTGCAATTGATATAAATGTAGATAAATTTAAACTTCTACTCATTGGGTCAATTACTGTATTAAGATCAGTGCATTCTTCAGAACTGCGACCAAATGGTTGAATTACAATAGTTTTTTCTTTGTTAAACTGTTCTTTTGCTCTTAAACATGCTACTTTCCCAGTAATATCGTCTTGTTTGTTAAACATAATATTAGGTCGGTAATCAAAATCTTCTCTAATACTACCATTTATTAATTTATCAAATGCCTGTGAGATATTAATTTTTTGATTATAGTATTCATAATCAGCATACGGTTCTGGTATAATTAATTCACTACCTTTAATAATATTTTCAAATATGCCTTTAGTTGATGATTCGTACATCCTATCTTGTAATAACGGATTGCCTAATAAAAATTCAGACCCGCCATCAAGAATAATATACGAATCTGGGTTTTCAATAATAAACCGCTCTAACGCCGGAATAGCGCATATTACTCTCCCCATACCACCGTTGATTAAAATTGTCTTTTTCATAAATCCTCAATTTGTTTTCATTATTTACACAGTATGATAGCAAGATATCTCTAATATGGTTTGACCAAAATTCTGCATCTTGTGTGCTAACTCTAACATTGTAAGTTATTGGCGGTTGAAATATTTGATTAGTATTTTGGTATTTACAAAATAAACATGTATCAACAAATACTGTAAAATCTGCATTAAATAAGTTTCTTATTTTAGCAGTAGGCGCAATAAAATCACAAATAACATATTTTGATTTAGATTCATCTGCTAATGATTTCATTCTAATGCCTTGTCGTAACCGACCTTCATCACTAAAATCCCAATCATTATAAAGTGATCGAATAGTATCACCGTTATAATATGTTGAATTTGGTAATTTTTCTATTAATTTACGAGCTAATGTAGTTTTACCGGCCCCTGATAATCCCATAATTAAAATTTTCATATATTAAAAAAGTCAGTAGCACTGTTTCTAATGTTTTCGCATTTATCGTATAATGCAACATAGTCGTATCCTAACTCTTCAAATGCTTCGTGTCTAATAGCATTTTCAAAATCAGTTTTAGCCTCAACGGTATAACCCCATCGTCTATAAGCTTCTTGTCGTATTTCTAACGATTGATCATTTACTGCTTCTGGCGGATATCCAAATGTTCGATACGCAAGTCTACGAATAAAGAAAAACGGACTTTCGCAAGCTTCTAGTTTAATACCAGTAAATGCCCAATATCGCATATTATAACTTAAATCTGGATCAGGTAATGTAAATGTGTTTAAAGCCATACTTGCTTCCCATCGAATATCCGGATCTGGATCAGTTAGTGCCGCTTCTGTAAATCCGTTTGTTCGATATGCATATTCACGAATTTGGTAATCTGGGTCGTCGTATGCTTCATCTGTTATTCCGTTTTCCTTGTAGTATTGTAGTCGTTGTTTTGTTGTTAACTCACTCATTTCTGTCATAAAATTTTCTCCAGTATTCTAAATCTGAGTATCGTTCTATAATATCATCAGGCAAAAGCATATGATTATTTATTTTGTTAACACTTGGTCGAACATCATGTAATCCTGGTAGATTAACTTCGGCATCGCAACCGTTATCGTTAACTGTTGGAAGATTTGTAAAATCGTGTTTAAAATTTTCTATTTCTAAAAACTGATATAATGCATTAATCTCAAATTCTGTATTTGAAACTAACGATTCATATTCTATCAAATATATAGAATGCGAATATTTTGAATGTATTGCTTGTTTTAACGCATTTAAACTATATCCAACTACACCATTCCAATCCATTAAGCATTCAGCTCTTGAATATACATTTACATATTGTGAACCATATACTTGTGAATATATTGAATACGGATTTTTTCTGTATATAGTTTCAAACGAATTTAATATATCACATATTGAGCGTACACAGCAAATAATTTTTACATTAGGCATTGCGTTGTATAATATATCAATGTGTCCAGCCCACATACGATTTGTATCAAAAATTATTTCATTTGGTATAGATTCATAGACTGTATCAAACACTAATTTTATAAGTTTTTGTGTATGTTCAGTAGTAACTATATGATTTGTTCCTGAATAATCAGGTTTAAGAAGTGAATCAACTAATGGCCCTACTCCTGATGTAATATTTGCATAGCATTTTGGATTCTGTGATAAGATTGACGATAATAATGTTGACCCAGATCTTGGTAATCCAGATATAAAAAAATATTGTTTGTTAGACAAGTGCTCCTCCTCGATAGCCTTTTGTTACCCATGTTACATTGCTGTTTCCGCATACTGCTGCTCCTCCGGTACCGCCCGGTCTTCCTCCACCATAATACACAGTTGTATTTTGAGCAGTACTTTGTCCGCCACCCTGGCCACCAGAACCGCCATATGTGCCTCCACCGCCACCACCTCCACCGCCGAGTCCGCCAGTAGAACAAAACCCACCAGATGATCCACCAGAACCGCCAGTTTGCGTACAGCATATAGTATCAGTAGCATTAGTAGTACATGCTTTCCACCCTCTGCAGCCTCTTCCTCCTGGATTACATGATGATCCAATGCCTCGTCCAAATCCACCATTACCGCCATTGCCAGCGTAGTAATACGAATATGATGAGCACCAACCAGCTGCGGTACCGGCAGTACCTGCTGTTGAACCAGCATAGTTACCGGATGTTTTATATGCTGCTCCATATGTTCCACCTGCTCCTCCTGGTATACCACCACCGCCTCCACCGCCACCACCGTGCCACGCGTCGCCACCACCACCACCGCCACCACCACCGCCAATTGTGCAGTTGTTTATTATACGCAATGGGATATTAGTCCATATTGCTGGGCCACCATTAAAACCAGCAACACCTGTGCTTGTTCCTTTACACCCTCTTCCGCCAGCACCGCCGCATCCCATTACTGTTCCATAATTAATAAATGTAAGTGATTTACGAGCAGGCATTGTGATTCCACAGAAACAGAACATAGGATTAATGTTTGATGAGCATAGTCTGCTACCAGAACCTATACAAACATTAACTGCTTTTATCCCGTCCCATCCATAATTAGATAATGTAGAACTATTAAAGAGTATGTTACCTGAACATGAATAGTATGTTATGTTTAAAACAGTTGGTACTCCGGCAATTGTTGGTCCAGTTTCGTATGTTTGAAATGAAGAACCAGTAGCTGTACATGCAGTTAACGTGTAATAGTAGGTATTTCCGTTAGTTAATGGGCCCACACATACTGGAGATACTGTAGTAACTGTATTTTTAACAGTGTCTAAATATGTTCCACCGTTAGCTATATTTGCATTTGATTGCGAAGTATATGCACGAAGTGTATATGAGTTAATAACGCTATATGGGTCATATGGTACATTAAATAACAAGTATGTACATTGATTATTAGGTTCTACTATAATCGATGACGGTGCAGACGGGGCTGCACGAACAGTTACCGCAGACGATGTTGCAGTACCTCCGGGGTTTGATGCTTTTAAATAAACAGTATTATCAAGTGCCGGTGTTAATCCGCTAATTGTAAAATTTGTAGACGAAAGCTGTGTACTAATATAGAAAAATACTAATGAACCAATAGATCCACTTGCAGTAGTCGTAATTGGAGGGCCGTTAAATGTTGCAGATAACTGAAATTGATTAGAATATACTGATGTATTAACAATATAATATGTAGTTGGGTTAACATATCCAGTTATTGTTCCTGGACTCGTACCAGAAACCATTATAGTAGCACCTCGTTCATAAGAAACTGTAGTAGTTGTAGTAGTAAACCAACCATTTGTTACTGCGTTAATTGATACACTAGATAATATAGTCGCGTCATGACAATATGTAAAAGTATATCCACTTGTAGATCCACCATTTGTAGTAGTGATTGCTGCTCCGCCTTGTGTTGCTGATAATTGAAATGTAGTAGGATTAGAAGATCCTATTACATAGTAAGTTTTAGGATTTGAGTATCCAGTAATAACTGCTGCACCGGTACCACTTATTATTACTCTACAACCAACTGAGATATTTGGATAATAAATATCGCCAGTACCGCCGCATGCAAAATTCCCAGTTGTGCTTGTAATAGTTACACTTGATAATGGAAAAATACCAATATTAATAGGTACAAGTGTGCTTCCAACCCATGCAGTATAATACCCACCGGATCCTGTAAAATTAAGATATGCAGAATTTGATCGTATATTACCGGTTGAACTATATACTGGTGCATTAGGTATTGTCCATGCAATTAAAACATCTGATGATGTTGATCCAGACGAATTAGTTGCATATACATACATATTATATGAAGTATTTGCAACAGGTGATAGATTAGTTGAACTATTAATAGTAGTTCCAGTGTATGCTGGTGTAACACCGGTTATTAGCGTAGAATTATTATAAATTGAATAAGTTAATCCTGAAACATTTGTCCATGATATTATAAATGATGTTTGCGTTGAACTAGAATATGCCAATCCTGTTGGTGCAACAGGTGCAGTTAATACTGTATAGTTTGCCGAATCAGTATATGCTGTTCCTAAAAATGCTCTAACTCTCATTACATATGATGTATTTCCAGTAAGTCCACTAATTGATGAACCGGTATTGCTAGTAGCTCCTACAACTTCAACACCTGCTTTATAAACCTTATAAGTTATGCCCGGAATTGATGCAGCATCCCATGTAAGAATAAATCCTGTACTTGTAATCGACGATGCAGCTATATTTGTCGGTGGAGGTGGTCCGCCGGCACTACCTACTAATATTAAGTTATTTCCACTCATATTTTTAATTACCTTTTTTATGAAATTCCGGATCCGGAAATGACCCAAGAAGTAGAACCTATCTTAAGTAAAGTAGCAAGTCCGGATGCTCCTAATGTTCTTGTTTTTGTAGTATCTGAAGTTCCTGCCCAAAATAAATTATCAGTTGTTGTAATAGATAATGCAGCTGATGTTACATCATTAACAATCGTAATTGCAGTTCCTATTGGAAATGCAACTGACGAGTTTGCAGGTATTGTATAAGTATGCCCAGTTGTTGCACTACTATGGAAAACATGTTTTCCAGAATCAGTTAATGCAAAACTGTATGATCCTACTTGTGCATTTTGAGGTACTTCTAAATAACCAACAGTAAATGTTCCAGCCGGTAATGTAGCATTTGTAGTAGCCGTTGATGTTAATGTTATCGAATTTGCACCAGCTGTTATTAATGAAGAACCATTTGCAATTGTTAGTGTAGTAGTTCCAGATGCTCCAGGATCTGTAATCACTAAGTTATTTACTTTAGTAAATGTACCAGTGCTTGCAGTAGTTGAACCAATTGGTGTATTTTGAATACTTAAAGCTTCAAATCCAACATTACTAACCCATCTTCCTGATGTAGATGACCAAGTTAATGTTTTATCAGTAGCACCTTTTAATGTAATACCGCCACCATTTGCCGTTGCATCAGACGGAGTAGTAACTACACCTAATTCTATATTTTTATCATTAACTTGAATTGTAGTAGAACTAATAGTAGTTGTTGTTCCGGATACGGTTAAATTACCATTAATAGTTGTTGTTCCTGATGACGAACCAATTGATATAGTTGTCGCAGCACCAAATGCATTTATAGTTGTTGCTGTAGTATTAAACACTGAAAATACAGTTGAATCTGTAACAACTGATGTTGTAAATGTTGGGCTTGTTGAAAGTACATTATTAGTTGAACCGGTTGATGTAGTAACACCTGTACCTCCATTAGCAACTGCTAATGTTCCAGTAACGCCAGTTGTTAATGGTAACCCGGTACAGCTTGTTAATGTACCTGATGTTGGTGTTCCTAATGCAGGTGTTACTAATGTTGGACTTGTATTGAACACTAATAAACCAGAGCCAGTTTCATCTGAAATAACACCAGCTAATTCAGATGAAGTTGTTGCAGCAAATACTGATAATTTGTTTGTTGTGTAAGTAACGGTACCACCGCCACCTAATGAAATTGTTGCTGAATCAGTTCCACTAAATGTAAGAGTATTGTTTATACCAAGTGTTTTTCCATCTACAATAGTAATTGTAGATCCTGTAGCTACTGCAGTAAATGCAATCTTATTAATTGAAGTTGCAGTTGCAGCACCAAGTACTGGAGTTGTTAGTGTAGGACTTGTTGATAACACGTTGTTACCAGAACCAGTTGATGTAGTAACACCTGTACCGCCATTAGCAACTGCTAATGTTCCGGTAACACCAGTTGTTAATGGTAATCCAGTACAGCTTGTTAATGTACCTGATGTCGGTGTTCCTATTGCTGGTGTTACTAATGTAGGACTATTACTAAACACTAATGATCCAGTACCAGTTTCATCTGAAATAACACCAGCTAATTCAGATGAGCTTGTTGCAGCAAATACTGATAATTTGTTTGTTGTGTAAGTAACGGTTCCACCAAGTCCAAATGACACTGCTGCAGCACCGGTAGCATCGTTTGAAGTTAATGTTATTGAATTACTAACTAACAGTGTTTTACCGTCTGCAATAGTTAATGTTGATCCAGTAGCCGGAGCAGTTATTGTAACTTTGTTAATTGCACCTGATGTTAATGAACCGTAAATTGTCGCTGACGTAGTGCTTGCAGTTCCAATAACTGTAGTGTTTGGTCCTGCTCCAATTGCATTTGCACCAATAACAATTGTATTACTGTCTGCCGGAGCAGCACTAGTTGTATTATAACCTATAAATGTGTTATTATTACCGCTAGTTACTGAATTTGATCCATTTGCATACCCTGCATACCATCCTACTGCAACGTTGCCGGCACCGTTTAATACATCGTGTAGTGCATAATGGCCTACTGCAGTATTGTTGCTAGAAGTTGATGTTTTAAGAGCATAATAACCAATTGCAATAGAACTTGATCCAATTAAGTTAGCCGATAATGCACTACTACCAATAGAAATATTATTACTTCCAGTAGTATTTGCAAGTAATGATTGATGACCAAATGCAACGTTATCTGAACCAGTTGTTGCTGCTTTAAGAGTCTGATATCCAGATGCGGTATTTCTTGCACCACTTGAAACTGCAGCAATTGACGATAAACTTTGATATCCAAATGCAGTATTTGTTGCTACTGAGTTAGCACCTAACCCAACTGTGAGTGTATGCAGAGATGCATCTGTTGTTGTTGTAATTGTGCTTGACCAAGTACCTGTTGTAATTGTACCAACTGAAACTAATGATGATAATGTTGTTACATCAGTATTAACTAATGTACCAGTAGTAGGCAATGTAACAGTAGTTGCACCAGTAGAAGTTAGTGTAATTGAATTTGCACCAGATGTTGCTAATGTTGATCCTTGTGCTAATGTTAATGTTGCACTTGTTGTTGGTTCAGTGATTGTAACTTTGTTTACTGATGTTGCAATTAATCCACCAATTTTTAAACTATCATATGTAGCTGAAGTAAAATCAACTACATTTGATGCAGGAGCAGTAGGTACTCCGCTGAATATTTTCCACACAGAATCACTTGCGTCTCTAATAACCCCTGTATAATACTGTGTTGAATTTTGTCTATAAGTTGAAACGATACCAATATCAACTAGATCTTGTAAATTAGTGTAACCGGAAAATACGTACGAATTAGAAATTCCTTTATTTAATGTTACAGTATTTTTAATTGTAGTTGCACCGGTGCTTGCACCAATATTAACTACAGTACCTGCACCTGCAAAGTTTACAGTAGTGGCAGTTGTATTAAGTAAATCAAAACTAGTAGATGCAGTAGTTACTGAAATTGCTATATTTGGACTTGTTGTAGTTAGTGTATTAGCAACAGTTGTGGTACCAGTGCTTGCACCAATACTAACCAAAGTACCTGCACCTGCAAAGTTTACAGTAGTGGCAGTTGTATTAAGTAAGTTAAAACTGGTAGATCCAGTAGTTATTGAAGTTGCTATATTTGGACTTGTTGTAGTTAGTGTATTAGCAACAGTTGTGGTACCAGTGCTTGCACCAATACTAACCAAAGTACCTGCACCTGCAAAGTTTACAGTAGTGGCAGTTGTATTAAGTAAATCAAAACTAGTAGATGCAGTAGTTATTGAAGTTGAAATACTTGGGCTAATACTGAATACAGCTTTTGCACCAGTAGAATAACCAGTTTCGTCTGTTAAGTTACCAGCTAAATCTGCAGAACTGCTTGATGATAATGCAGTTAAATTATCGGATCTATAAACACCATTTGTAACAGTTGCGGCATTTCCGCCAATATTTAAATTAGCAACAGCAGTAGTTGATAAAACAGTGAACGGTGCTGTGCCGGTTGCAACAGTTGAAACAAATTGTGTTCCTGTAACTGTGCTACTTGAATATATTTTTTTACTAACACCGATACCACCAGTAACTATTAAAGCTCCAGTAGAAGACGATGTTGAGTCGGTTGATAACTTCAAACTTACAAGTTCGTTAACTGTTAAACCGTTTTGTACAATAAAATCGACTGCTGCCATTCTAAATTTCCTTTTATATAATTGTTAAACTACTTATTACGCGAACTGAAATTGTATCAGTAGCTGCTGCAGCTTGGGCAAGAATTCTTACATTTCCGCTATTAATATCACAGGTAAATGTTGCTAACATAGCACCACCTGATACTGTTGATATATCACCATATTCTACCATATATGCATTTGTTCCATTATGCAATACAAGTATTTCTGCAACTTGATATGTATTCAAATTTGATCCAGAACTTGCTGTACAATTAGCTTGTACTATGAACTTAGCACTTCTATATGTTGTCGCTGAAAATGATTTAATAGTAGTAGGAGTAGTTGTAATTCCAGTTACAACTGTACCTTGTACTTCCAGATCAGTTTTAATTACTACTGAATTTACAAAAGTAGCAAGGCCATTCCCGTCAATTGTTAATCTTGTAGTAGCACTTTGTGTAATATCACCTGATGTTCCAGGAGCTCCTGTTTTAATTATAAAGTTACCAGTGGTACCTGTTCCTGTTGCTAAACCTGGAGTAATTGTAAAATCACTTGCGGAAATATTAGTTCCAACTGCATTTTCACCTTTAAGGGTTGCAGCAACTGGTGTTGCACTTGCTTCGCTACTACCTAATGTAACCGTTTTATTTCTTAATAATAATGTATTGATTTTTTCAATAGTTCCAACACGCGGTGACGATGACAATGTAATTATTGTTGCTATTTTAACAGTAAATGACGATGATGAACTACCTGCACTTGTCACAGGCCATGTTCCGTCTAAGTTAGCAATGCCTGATGAAGCTATTGTTACTTGATCACCTGCTTTAATACCTAAACTTGTATTGGTATGTGCAAAAACAACGGTTGTTAATGAAGTAAGATCAGTTGAAATTGCGTTGCTAAGATACACCGATGTTGCATCAATACCTGTTACAAGTGTATTTGATGGTATACCTGCTGCAGATTGAACTAATTGTCCAATTACAATTCCAGTTGTACCTGAAAATGTTAATTTTGTACTTGAGCTTGTGGCTGCTGTGAATAGAGCAAATCCAGTTCCGCCTGTATATACAGTACCAACACCTGCGACCGTGCTTAATGTAGTACCAGTATTTGCATACGTAAATGTTGTTGTATTAACTACCGTTACTACTGATAAATTTAATCCATTAAATGTTGTATTGTTACATACAATCGTAACAGTATCACCAGAAGTTAATCCATGTGCAGTTGAAGTAACAATAGTTGCAATATTGCTGCCATTTCTTGCAACAGTTGAAATTACTAATGCTGATGATATAACTGCACTAATTGAAGTTGTAGCACTACCTGATGTGGTATAATTCTTAACGATTGTAGTAAATGATCTAGTATTTGAACTTGCACCAATTACTACACTGCTTGCAGATCCACCTACATTTATTGATAATGCATTAGTGTTGAATACATTTGCAGTACCTGTGGAAACAGTTTGTATTTCTCCAGAATTAGTTTTAACTATAGTTGCTAATGTTAATGAATCTGCCCAGTATGGCAATGAACCATTACTGCTTAAAATTGTATTTGCTGGGCCAATTGCTAATTTACTAAGTGAAGATGCATTATTAGCATAGAGTAAATCGCCTGCTGTATAACCAGTTAAACCAGTACCACCTTTATCTACTGGTATTGAACCAGTAAAGTTAGCTGGATCTAAGAAGTATGATGAATCATAAGTATCAAGTGTACCTGCATCAACAACACCGGCTTTAATAAACACACGCCCAGCGGTATTTCCAGTACCAACATCAAATTGCAAGACGTTAAATTGTGCTACACCCATAGTTGAATAATCACTATTATCAGTTGGGAAAGTTGCTTTTGCAATATCCATTGTAACTGCACCGTAGTACGGTGATACACCAGTTCCGCCAAGTGTTATTATAGATGTGTTAGATTTTAAACTGGCAACAGCAGTTGCCCAAGATGAATCACCTCGTAAATATGTACTTGAATTTGCAGTTCCAGAACTTGCTAATCGACTAGTTGAAATTGTTCCAGAAACGATGTTACTTGCATCAACACCTGATGTAGTTAAAAGTCCCCAGTTTGATAAATTTTTACCACTAGTATTTGAGAACCCAATTATTTGTACTTGATCATGAATTAACCAATAAGTGTTTGAACCGGTTGAACTAAAATCAACTGCTGCAATAGTAGAACCTGATACACTTACTAACGAATCTGCTCTATAAAAATGTAAAGTAAATGAATTAGTAGTAACTGATCCAATAAAGAATGTTTGTCTATCAGTTATTTGTATAATAGATCCAGATAACAAATAAGACGGTAACGTTGATCCTGTAATCGTTACAGCATCACCTGTTGCTAATCCATGACTTGCAACATATATTCTGTTGTTAGTGGTATTAACTGTACTAATTGTTAAAGTGTGGCTACCTGTTGAACTTGTACCTAATGTTACATACGTAGCACCATTGTATTCAGTTGATAATCTAAATGTATTAGCCGATAGCACTATAATATAATACGGTGTAACAATAGATAAATTACCAATTGCAGGATTTACACCTGGGCTATATATAACTGGGTCACCATTTGATAATCCATGTGAGTTAATTGTGATTATATTATTAACATAATCAACTGCTGATGCAGCATTAAATGTTTTTGTTATAGTAGTACTAACAGTTATTGGTAACCAAGAACTATTGTTATCAGTAACAAAATCTGGTGAATTTGAAGATCCAGTAAACTGCCCACCTGTCATATTATTGATATACAGTCTAGTTTCAACTGTTGATACTGTTATACTAAATCCAGAACCAACCGGTAATGATGCTGATAATGTATTGCCAATTCCGTAACCTGTACCTGCATATACTAAATCAACTGCGGTAACTGCTCCACCTGTTACTGTAATATTTGCTAATGCGCCAGACCCTGCACCGCCTGTAAGTGCAACACGAGAGTAAGATCCATTAGTGTATAATGATCCACCTGATATTGTTAGATTGTTTACAACAACTACCATTCCTCTGCGCACTTCATATACTTCGCCTTGTGCTTGAGAACTTGCTGCAGTGATTACAGAATTTACAGTTCCAGTTTCAGATACTGGGGTAATAAATGTTAATGCTGCCGTGCTTGTTGATGTCACTGACGATGTTGTTGGAAAAGTAACAGTAAAGGTACGTGGACTTGCAGACATGTTAACTGCAGAAATAATAGATCCAAGAGGTAACCCGCCACCAAACACATAATCATTTACATTTATAGTTCCGGATAATGCAGCACTTGCTACTGTTCCAGTTGTAGTTGATGCATTTGATGCTGCATTGATAGTTGCTGTAGCAGTAGTAGTTGCTGATGCAGTAGTTGCAGTATCAGTATTTGGATAACTAAACTTCGTTGTTGTTAAAACAGTAACATACGGTGAAGTGTTATACGATGTCAACGTGGTTGCAGTAACCTTAACTTGATTATTTGTAACTAAATTATGAGCTGCAGTTGTGATCACATAAGCAATATTGTTATATCGTATTACTGAGCTGATAGTTGCATTTGTATAGGTGTACGTACCGTTGTATGGAATTACTAAGTATTGATTAGTTGATGAATCTCTTAATACGTTTGTATCATTTGCTTCAACTGCGGCGCTAACTGCAGAACAATAAACTGAAGTATTTGTTGTGCTTGGTGTTGCATCTCCGCCAATTGTTAGTATATGTGCGCTGTTAGTATCAAATGATACGCTAAAAGTTTCATATTGACTTGCAATTACTACAGTTGTACTGTTCGTAACATCACCTTTAATGTAACCAGTTGCTCCACTTGTATCTTGTGTAACTAATGCAAAATCTAAAGCAGTAATTGGTAGGCTTAACGTAATAGTAACTGTTTGGAATTTTTCAGTACAAGTGTCGCCTGCTATAAAACTAACAGACGGAACATCTTCGTATGCAGTTAACCGTGAATGATAACCTAATCTAATAAGTGCAGTTGGTGCTCGTTGTGCCGGAATCAAATCATTATTAATTTGTCCAGCCGAGTTAAGTTGAACAACTGCACCTGGTACTGCGTTTGTGCTAACTGATTTATCAATAAATGATCCTAATCGAGTTTTAAGATAAGTCCACATAGCAAGCTGTGTGCTTAATTTATTATTAGCTGGTCCACTGATTTCGTTTTCACCTAATCCAATATCGCTGCTAATTGCATCAATTGAAATATCACTTAATGCTAATTTTAATACATTTAACTGGCTAACTGTAACTGTATTTTTAAATACGATATTACCTGTTCTGTTGTAAGCAGTAATAAAGTTACCAACTTGGAAGTCACCTAATTCGTTAGTTCCTGATGAGTAAACTCGTCCTGCGTTCTCTTCAAATTGTTGGAAAGCAGGGTAACCTTGTCCACCGTTAACTGGTAATGCATTATAGTCAATACCAGAACCTGCATATTCCCATGTATGACCTGATGAGTTAACAATACTTGGTCTATGGAAATAAACTTTCTTACCTGGTAATGAGTTAATATTGTTTAATGATCCATCTAACAATGATGGCATTACTGTAAATGTTGCACCATATAAGTCACTTCTTAATGTTACAGAAGTAACACTAATTGCTGGACTAAACACATCTGAACCAGCTTTAGTTATAGTTGATCCAGCTGCAAATAATTTTCTAATTGGATTGTTATAAATGGTAACAACATTGATTGCAACTACTAATGTATTTTCTCCATCAAAGCTATAAACGTTTGCACTATTTGGTTGTCCAGTTGTTACACCTTCAAGTTTTTGTCCAGGAACAAATGTATAGGTATTGTTATTAAGAACAATAGTTTGGAATACATGATGTGTTTCTATTACATCATCAACAAATAATTCGTAGTCGTTTTTAACGATTGAATGTAAACCGGTACTAGTGCGTGTAACATTAAGTAATAATGATAAACTATTATCATGTGCCAATTTAAATTGTGTAGTGTTCAAAAATACTACATAGTATTGGCTACCTGTAAACATACCACCAAGCGGTACTTGATTATTTGTATTGTAAACAACCGCATCACCATTTACAAATCCATGTGGACTGCTTGTTGTGAAGATATCATTTACTATATCAATTTCAGTTGCAGCATTAAATGTCACTTCTAAGTAACTTGGTGATCTTGTTTTATAATTTGAAGTAAGATCAAGTGGTCCAAATTGTGTAGAAATATAATCAGTTACAAATGTTTTGATTGCATCTTTATTAGTTTGTAAAATTGTACTTTGAACTACTAAATTCGTATCTTCAACCCAACCTACACCTGGTTCAAATACTGATGGTTCAGTCCCAGTGCTAACCATTATGCGTAACTCTTCAAGTCTTGCAACAACAAATGCAGTTGCATCTACTGACCCTGGATTACCACTAATGTATTGCCCATTACCAGCTCCGTATCTTAGTGCAACATAGTTAGATATTTCAGTTTGACTTGCACCTTTATTAGAAACTAAGTTGCTGTTTTGAGTAGTTAAGTTTGAACTAACCCATGATGTACTTGGAGAAATAACAGTTGGTTCAACACCTGTACTAACCATTACACGCAATTCTTCTAAACGAGCAACTGCAAACGTAACTGCATCTGATGAAGCAGCAGTTCCACTAATTACTTGTGTTGCACTACCAGTAACTGAAGTTATATAAGTTGTAACTGCAGTTTGACTTGTTGATTTATTTGTAACTAGTGTACTATTTTGAGTAGTTAAGTTTGAACTAACCCAAGTAGTGCTAGGCGAAATAACACTTGGTTCAGTTCCGGCACTAACCATTACACGTAATTCTTCTAAACGAGCTACTGTAAAAGTAACTGCATCAGTAGAACCTGCATTTCCGCTTACTACTTGAGTTGTTACATTTCCAGTTGATTTAGTCCAAGATGTATTATTAGTTAGAATGCTTCCAATGATTGCTTTTAGTCTTACATAAACTGCAGTCAATGCAGTTTGTTGATCACCTACTTCAACTAGTGTGCCTGTTTGTTGATTTTTATATAATCTAGCACATACTGCAGTTTCTAAGTTGCCACCATATACTAAATCATAACGTATGGCATCAACAATATAACCTATATCACGAGTACATAATGATTTTTGAGTTTGTGTAAACCCAGACCAAAGTGTGTTATAATTTGTGTTTAAGTACGCAGTTACTTCGTCTTGAATAAATGCTTTATTTGCATAAAGTAATCGGGCTGCATCTGAAAAACCAGTTAAAATGTTAGATGGTTCAGGCAAAACTACCGCAGGAACTACACTTAAACCATTGTTGATTATATTGATAATTGTGTTTAAACTGTTAGTAACTGATGTTGCAGCAGGTGCATATCCGCTAACTTGTGTAGCTAAGTAATCTCTCAAATAAGTAAATGCATCAACTGTGATTGCTTTTTCAGTACTTAATAAGTTAGCTGATTGAGCAGTATAATAGCTCATACCAGCTTTAATAGATCTAAAGTTAGATCCAAACATCATATCATATCGCAACGCATCGATAACAAATCCAACATCTCGCTGACATAAAGATGAGTCATAAACAAATGCACTTGTTGTCCAAGATGTATTATTGGTTAAAATATTGCCAATAATTGCTTTTAATCTTGCGTATACCGCAGTAACAGCAGTTAGTTGGAGTGCAGGTTCAACTAATACACCAGTTTTTTGATTTTTATATAATCTAGCACATACTGAAGTTTCTAAGTTACCGCCGTAAATTAAGTCATAACGTATGGCATCAACAATATAACCCATATCGCGCTTACATAATAATTTTTGAGCAGGTGTTAAACCTAACCAAGTTGACGTGTAGTTAGCCAGTAAATACCCACTTACTTCGTCTTGTATAAATGCCTTGTTAGCATTGATTATACGAGCTGCGTTTGAGAAACTTGCAACGATGTTAGATGGTTCAGGTAATGTAATAGTAGGAACAGCACTTAAACCAGTATTGATAATACTAATAATAGTGTTCATATTATCAGTTACTGATGTTGCTGCAGCTGAGTAACCACTAACTTGTGCAGCAATATAATCTCTTAAGTGTGTAAATGCATCAATTGACGCAGCTTTTTCATCACCGACTACTGCAGATGCTTGGGCAGTATAATAGCTCATACCTGCTTTAATAGATCTAAAGTTAGATCCAAACATCATATCATAACGAACTGCATCAATAATAAAACCAACATCTCGTTGACACAGTGTTGGATCATATGCAACTGATGATTTAGTCCAAGATGTATTATTAGTTAGAATATTTCCAATAATTGCTTTTAATCTTGCGTATACCGCAGTTACTGCCGCTTGTTCTGATGAATCTTCAACTAACACTCCAGTTAACTGATTTTTATATAACCGTGCTGCTACCGCAGTTTCTAAGTTGCCACCGTATATTAAGTCATACCGTATTGCATCAACAACATAGCCCATATCACGTTTACATAATGTGCGTTGATTATCAGTTAAACTAGTCCATAATGATTGGTAATTTGCATATAAGTAAGCAGTTACTTCGTCTTGAATGAACGATTTATTAGCATAAAGTAGTCGAGCTGCATCTGAAAAACCTGATAATAACGTAGGTGGTTCTGGAAGTACAGCAGTAGGAACAGCACTTAACCCATTAGTAATAATATTGATAATGGTATTCATGTTATTGACTACAGAAGTACCAGCAAGTGGGTCACCATTTACTGCGTTTGCTATATAATCTCTTAAGAATACATACGCTGCAATGGTTGCATCTTTTTCAGATCCAATTACATTTGATGATTGTGCAGTGTAGTAACTCATACCTGCTTTAATAGATCTAAAGTTAGATCCAAACATCATATCATATCGAATTGCATCAATAATAAAACCAACATCTCGTTGGCAGATATCAACATCATAAGTAAAGTTAGCTGTATTGCTGTATACTCGAATAATATATTGTTGTACAGGACCATCTGGTCTAGTAAAACCAATAACGGTTAACGTTTGGTTAACTCCTGAGTAACCAACTTCAGTAACAATACCTCTATCAAATGTAAATGAAGTAGGTGAAAACCCTGACGATCTAAGAGCATATATACCAAAGTTAGTAGCAGAATTAGTAATAGACGCATAACCGCCGCTTTGTGTATACACACCATTTAATGCAAACAGTTGGAAACATGATACTAATTGAACGTAAGCTTCGTTAACAACACGCCATGCAGTACCACCAAATAAGATCATTGTAAACGCTGCAGCAACCATTGACTTACATTGTACTGGAACAGCACCGGTTGGATTAACTTCAACCTCTAATAAGCTAACTGGAACGTTAGGGTTAGCAATCTTTCCACCATCAATGTATGCTCCGTTACCACCTAAGAAGCTAAGAGCTGTACAGTTTTGAATATACGGTGATAATGTCATTAATGGTTTAGTTGTAGGTAAGTTAATATACCCACTACGATCGGTGTTTGTATCAAAAACATCGTCAAATGCAACAGCATAGTCCCATGTGTATGATGCAATCCCATTTGCATCAACACCATCTCTAAATGTAAATTCAGAAAAGTAACAACCATTTCTAACTCTAAATAAGTCTTTATTTGCGTTTAATGGTCGGAAGATACATGAACGCAATGCTGCACCAATAACACTTACGTTATCTGGTATAATAATTGGGTTATCTTCAATATATTCACCAGCAGCTACGTTGACTACTACTCTTGTACCGTTTGGTGCTTTTACTGAGTTGTAAACAAGTCCTGATGCAATTTGCAAACCTCGTTTAAGTGTTCTTACTGGAGAAGTAATACCGTCATTAGTATCACTACCTTTAGTGGCTGAAACGTAAATGCAGTTACCTCCAAAGGTATCAGAGTCAGTAAATGCTAAATTTCCATTACCATCAGTTGATATTATTTGTCCTGCTAACCCTGTACTTGAAGGAAGTGTTAATGTATAATCAGCAGCTAAGTTAGCTGGTGATCTAAGTCCAATAAAGTTTACACCGTTAATAGTTGATTCAAAGAATTTAACTGACCCACGGTTTGTAACTGACACAGATGAAGCTGATGCATCACCTATTGTTGGTGAAATCAGTACAGGATTGTTAGAAAATACAACTTTACCTGTGCCTGTTTCATCGGTAAGAATGCTTGCAAGTTCTTCAGATGAAGTTGCAGTAAATGCTGATAACTTATCTTCTAAGTAAGCAGCAGTGCCGCCTGTTCTAAACGTAACAGTTGAACTATCAGTACCAGAAAATGTTAAAGTATTGGTTACAGATAGAGTTTTACCACCAGTTAATGTCAAAGTTGCATCTGATGTAGGCATAGTGAATGCAATCTTATTAATAGTTGTTGCAGTTGCAATTCCTAAGTCTGGAGTAATCAATGCTGGATTAGTTGATAGAACTACCGCACCAGTACCTGTTGAAATAGTTACACCAGTACCTCCGTGGATAACCGGAAGTGTTCCTCCTTTTAGAATGCTTGAAAGAGTTTTTGACATTTAAAATTCCTTATTATATTTTTATCCAGTAACTTCAACATAGTTGCAGATAGCTACCCATTTAATTGTTTTGTTTGTTTCGCCTACTACTGTTATAGATAACCCGCCATTAGTAGTATCAATTGAAATATTGCAGTCCCAACCAGTTGTATCTTTGCCTAAAACGGTTTTTACGGGTGTTCCTACAAATGCAGTTGATGCAGCATTAGCATTTCGATCTATTACCCCTTCAAACTTAAATCCTGCTGATTCATCGTCAGCATCAGTGCGTCTAGCTGATACTAATATTGAAAATGTTTGAGTGCTATCATTTCTTAAAATTAATTGATTTGTTGCGGTTGCAGCACCAGAATCAGTCGTTAAAACTGCTGGAGTACTGCTAGTTGTAGTGTTACGAGTTATAATTCTTCCATTAATACTTGTTAAACCGTTGCTGCCACTTACTGGTCCTAATGGTGTTTCTTGTAGTTTCCAATTACTAATTGCACTAACATATACAACAGTTGAAAAAGCACCATCTAAGTCTAAAATTAATGAAGTATCGCTCTCAATTGTGGTGCCTGAATTAGGAACAAGCGTTACTGGGTTTGTATTAAATGTATTTGCGATATCAATTACACCAACAACATCACCGTCGTTTGGACTGTCTGGTAAAAAGATTGAGAATGCACCAGCAGTTGAGTCTGCTCTAACTAAATTATTTGCTAAAGCGTTGTAATTTTCAGTTGCAATGCCTAAACTTGATTGCAATCCGCCGCCAACTAATCCCCATAAAGTTCCATTATACCCTTCAAATGATCTTAATTGTGTGTTGTAACGAATGTTACCTGCGGTTGCATCACCGGGTCTTGCACCGGTATTGCCAACCGGCACAGTCATTGAAGTAGTTGTGGTTAATTTAGTGAATTTACCAGTACTTGGCGTAGTTGTACCAATTGCTAAATTATCAATTGACCCAGTAGTACCTGATGTAATAGTAATAGTTCCTGCACCGGTAGTTGAGAATGATTGATTATTAGTAGTGGTGTTAAATGCAATAGTACCTGATGCTGTAATGCCTTGTGTTGAAATACCTGAAGTTACGTATGTAGTGACGTATTTTTTAGTAGTAAGGTCATTATCTGTTATTCTACTTTCGTATGGAACTGAGTTGTAAGTAGAGTTAGCAATCGATATAGTTGCTTGAGAATTCTTTAGATTAAAAACGATGCCATCGGTGTTAGCTGTATTACATGCAATACCAGTTACTTCAAGTGAGCCAAGTTGCAAACTGGCTAAAATTGTTGAAGATCCTCTGGTAGTTTGTGCTACAAAGGTACCGTTTATATCCATATTAGTTGATGGATCAAAATGACTTACTGATTCGTTAAAGACAAGTCTCGCTGATAATGGAATGCTTACATCTTTACCTCGATCTATTTCAATACCAGATGTACGAAGAGAATTACGAGCAGTAATACCATTACCAAGTTCACCCTTGTTTAAAATAATAATGTTATCTTTAACAGTTGTATCAGTTGTTGTGATATAAGTTGCAGCACCTAATATATTAAGATCTCCAGAAACAACAACTGCGCCTGCTTCAAAGATAATAGAATTTGAGGTCGATGCTTGAACCTTATAATCACCTTGGCTAATTTTTAATATTCTTGTCATTTATGATCCTAAAATTAGAGGGTCTTACGACCCTCTATAACAGTTGTTATTAACCGTTTGCAATCTTTACTACGCCAGTTACAGCAGTAGCAAATGACCATGGAGCTTGTTGTGCAACACCGTCTGCAAGCAGTGGAAATTCGTGTCCATTTGTTCCGTAAGGAACAATCATTGCTTTACGAGCAGTTAATTTTTGAACATAATAAGTTTTACCTAAACTGTCAGTTGCAGTAATAGTCATTTCATCAGACGCACTTGCAGCTGCTGATGTTTTCAACTTAGCAATAAAGAATGTAGAACCATTAGTTGTTACTTTATAACGGTCTTTTGCTACTTGTTTAGCAATATCAGCCAATGCATTAGTTGCACCAGCATACGCAATAATTGCAGGTTCAGAACCAGTTGTTGAAGAAGCAATAACTGAAGTTGCAGTTAATACTGGAGTCAATGTTGTAGTACCTTGTGTACCAGTATTTAATGTAATAGTTGGTGCAGCAGTATAACCAGAACCTTGATCTGTAATTGTAATGCTTTTGATTGCGCCAGTTGCAGTAACAAAAGTTGCAACAGTTAAAGTTAAATCGTTAGTAACGTCGGCTCCTCCTAATGCACTACCAAGAATTTTGATTGTGTTAGTTAATGCATAGCCAGCACCTGGATCTACAACAGTTACAGTGATTGTTGAGCTATATGCTGTACCGGAAGTTTTTGTTACAATAAATGTAGCACCTGTTCCAGATTGTGCCGAAGTTGATGCTAAAGGTGCTGATGCAGAACCATATGTTGCTGCAGCAGTAACACCAGTACCGCTTGCAGTAAAAGTAGTTTTATCAGTTAATGCACCTACTGAATGCGTTACGATTGTACCAGTGGCAGTAACACCGCCTGGTGTAGTTGGTGCAGAAAATACTGCTTGTGTTGTTGAACCGTTAGTGTAACCAGATGAGTTGTTAACTGCAATAGTAACACTTGCTACACCTTTACCGCCAATTCCGTCGTCAGCAGTTGTTGAACTTGTACCAACGTTACGGTTACCAAAGTATTTTTTATTTAAGGGACGTCCCATTTTATTTCTCCTATGACGTTCTATGTCATTACGCATTAGACTATGCATAAGTCTGCAAGATACAGCACTTAAAATGACTAAGTATTTATCCGTAGGTAATACCTATTCCTACTCGATTTATAACTGGAATATCTCGATGTGGGTAAACTTTATTGCTTACAAACCCAATGACAATACCAAAAGATGAATTAGAAACATCTGCATTTGTTAATCCATTAGCACCCCAAAGATTATCAGGCCCACCGTATATATTGTAGTCTTCCACTATTGGTGCTACTAAATTGTTATCGCCGGTATACATATTAGCTTGAACTGGGTACACTGGATCTGCAAAATTATCTCCAATTAGTTCATCATTTAATGTTAATTGAATTGTTAAGTCTTCAATTCTTGACTTTCTGTCAATATCTAATAAGAATTCTATACCTGCAATAGGTCGAGTATCTAATGGAATGTTAAGATTAGTACACCAAAGTTGATTAGTTTTACTAAGAAATTTTTCCATCCATAGACCACTTATAGTGTATAATGGTTTTGATGTATATGCTTTGCTGTTTTCGTTAATGCTATTATTATTAATTACCCACTCAACTGAATCAGAAATGCTTTCAACTGAATCAGGTATTGGGCGTTGTATAATATTTGTAGGAGTATAAAATATTGTGTTCATATTATATTTATCATAAAAAAAGGGCTCAATGAGCCCTTTTTAAATATAGTTATAACTAAAAAAATCTTAGCTAAATTTAACACTTGTATGTGTGATACCAACACGACCTAAGTAGTCAGCAGCGTTACCCAAAGATGACGCAGTGTTAGAAAGTTCAACATAACCATAACGTGTCATGAACGATACAACTGGTTCAAATGTTGATGGATCAAGTACAACACCTGATGACATCAATGGAATATATGGACAGTAGAATGCAGGTGCATCTGATTCTGAACCACCTTTGTAACCAATTAAGATTGAAGTATTGTCTGTAGCATAGCTGTTTACATATACTTTTAATGAGTTGTTTAAAGTACCAACGAATTTTGTATTAGTTGGAGCTTCAAATGTACCTTCAGTTGTACGAGCAAATGCTGAAGTTGTAGCAGATTGCAAAATAGTTAATGCAAATGGAGATACAACAGCATAGTTACCAGCACCACGACGTGTACGTTGTGCAATCAAGTTGCTTACACGGTTGATTTGAACAGCTAATGCAGCGTGTTCGTCACCTACGAATGTAGCAGTACCTGATACTGCAGATTGATTGTATGTTTCAACATCTGATCCAGCCAATGTTAATAATGAAGCGATAATTTCTTGATCGATCTCAGCGGTAATTTCTTGAGCCAAAGCAGCCATAATTTCTGCTTCAACGTCAATACCTTGTTGTGCTTGCGCATCTTGAGCAGATTCAAATGTCCAGCGAGCTGACAACTTACGTGTTTTAGCTTCAACTGTTTGTTTCAAGATTTGAATGCTCATTTTTTTACCAGCTTGTCCTTCTAAAGTTGCAGTTGACGTAGCTTTTGCTGCGTTTGCATTTTCATTACCTGAATATGCTTCTGCAATTTTGAATGGGCTTAACGCTTCTTCGCCTGCTAATACACCTGCTCCAGTGCTTGTGTCTGCATAACGAACGCGCAATGTGTGGATTTGACCAACAGGACCAGTCATCGGTTGTACCCCAACCAATTCGTTAGCGATAACGGTTGGCATAACACGACGGATTACTGGTAAAATCACGCGGTTTAAAGTTGCAACGTTGCCAGCAGATGTAGCACCAGCAGTTGGACTTTCCATCAAATACTTACGTGTATTTTCAAGTGTTACGCCCATTACTGATTTTTTTGTACCTTGCAAGCCTTCTAAAAGAGCTTGTTTTGTTTCTGCCCAACGGCCATTAAGTAGTTCTGACATTTAAATTCTCCTAAATTTTTATAGTCCAGCGAGGCGGCGGATATCAATAATGTTTGATTCATCTTCGCTGCTACGGTTGGTGTTGGAAATTTTATTTCCGGTTATTTCTTTAGCTTCTACAAGAGCTTGTCTTTTTTGTGGTGCTTGTTTACCAGAAATTACTGCTGGTAAATATTTTTCAAAGCTTTCATTAAGTTTTGAAGTTTTCACACTCGTCATCAATTCGCTCATGATATCACGTTGCTCTACGCTAAGAGGAGCTAATAACTCACTCATGATATCTTTTCTTTCTTGCGTTTCTTTCAACGCACGGATTTCTGCTTGTTTGCTTTCTAATATTTTTTCAGCTTTGATAACTGCTTTAGCAGCTTCATTGATGGCCAAATCTTTCATGTCTATGACTTTGAGCAATTTTGCAGTTTCCGATTTATCATTCAAGTAACTTGCTTGATATTCAGAAGCAAATGCTTCAAATAACTTACGACCAAAATCACTACGGCGAGCTGATTCAATGTCTTCTTTTAATGAAGTAATTTCAGCGTTTAAGGTTTGACCTACAACACTTTCAACCATTGTAGCTGCACGTTGTACAAATTGTTGTTTTACTCGTTTGATTTCTTGACGACCTTCACGAATTAGACGAACTTTTGATTCGGCTAAATCCTGTTTGTCTTTATAAAATTCTGTAATTTCTTGAGCCAAAGCTTCTACTACAAAATGTTCCAATGTGCTAAATTTATTTGCCATTGACATTTGATCTTCGTGCAATTCTTTAACTTCTTGTGCTAATTGACGTGTAACGAATTTGTTAACCGTGTTTGCACTTTCAGTCATTTTCTTAGCAAATTTAACTTTCATTTCTGCTAATTGCATACGATCTGCAACGAATTCGCTAAGTTCATCAGATAGTTGTTCAGAGATCATACGATCAACTGCTTCAACCATGATGTTTTTGTCATGCTCATACTTTTGAGCGAATTCTTCGCGTAGTTGTTGAGCAACAATTTCACGGTTTTCAACGATACGTTGTTCCCATGCTTGCTCAATAGACTCTTTGATCTCTTGCGAAACCACATTGTTTTCAAATAATGTTTTTAATGCATCCAACATGTGATTCTCCTTTACTATTGGAGTCCGTTTATTATATTTAATAAACTTTCTTTAAGGTATTTTTGCGCCTTTGGATCACCTCTTACCTCTTCCGCTAAACGAATTGAATTAAGACCACCTTTACTATTCATTAAGTGTTCGTAGATTGGGGTAGGATAAGCTCCTGGTGCACTTGGTTGAGCTACCATATCAACTGTGATAATCTCAAAATCTGATACTTCACCGGATCCGGAATCACTAACATTGCCAGATCCGCGTGAGCTAACGCCAAGTTTCACACCACTTTCTAACATGGTTTTAATTAGTTGACCCATTGGTGTTGGTAAAATTTTAAGTTTACCATAACCATTTGGACCTTCCATCCACATGTTAGTTATCATATGTGAAACTCGGTCTAAATTAATTTTTAGATCATCTGGGTGATCTACTTCTCCTAGTACAGAATAACCATTTTGAATTTGATCGTTGAGGGTCTTAACAGCCTTGCTAATCTCACTCACAGGGTACACACGTTGATTTGCGTTTCGGATGCCACCTTGTATACAGATACCGCTCATATACAAGTTTTTTCCTTCCTTATCGTCAGATTCAACGATCATTTGCGCTTCGTTGAAGCTAAGGTTTTCTCGGAGATGTAACATAAATTACTTGCTGCCTCTTCCGCGGAATACACTTGTAGTGTTTTGTCCGTTGTCAGGACTTTTTCCTTTTGTTTCAGGACCATGACCTGGTTCTCTTTTCTTAAATGCGGTTTTTCCAGCTTTGCTGTCTGGACGATTTTGGATTGTGCCTAAGCCTGAAGTTAAATCGCCTGCTTTAGGGCTTAACAATCCACCTTGGGTGCCTTCACCTTTAGATTCACCTGCAAATTTAGGTGCTACGCCGCCCATGTCGTTATATTTTGCTTTGTTAAAAATACTTTTGTTATTAACACCGTTGTCACCGTGTTTAGGTAATGCAACTTTGTTTACGTATTCAAACATGCTTTGGAATTCATTTTCTTCTTCACCGGCTCCAAATTCGTCGCCGCCCATGCCCATGTCGTCATCGCCCATGCCCATTTCGTCGCCGCCAAACATGTCGTCGTGTTCTGGTTCATCTTCTTCACCAGCTAATAATTGTTCAAATTCTGATTTTAATTCGTCTAATGCATCTTCAAGATCTAATACACGATTTTCTAAATCGCCATCTTCTTCATCACCAAATTCGTCATCACCGAATTCATCACCTTCTTCATCACCGAATTCATCGCCTTCTTTATCGCCAAATTCATCGTCTTCGCCTTCTTCGTCATCACCAAAGGTGTCGCCGCCAAAGTCATCATCGCCTTCATCTTCGTCATCACCAAAGCTATCGGTGTCGTCTTCTTCAGACTCTTCTTCTTCTTCAAATTCTTCTGCTAATAATTTTTCGTAAATCTCACGTGATTTACCTACTACGATATTGTGAAAAATATCTTTTGCTGCTTCATGATCTTCATTGATCAAAGCCTCAAGCATGGCTTCAAATTTGGTACGGTCAGTCATGTTTCTCTCCTGTGATATCATTTTCTACAAGGCTGTCTTATATTTACACTACTTATAAAAAATATTGCAAATATGGCGCCAAAGCGATGGTTTTTGGCATGTTCTTTAGACTATATACCAGTTGGCGCAGGTGTTGAATACATTGTATGAATAAAATTTAATTCAACTTCTTGTTCTAAGATATGAGCTTCACTACTCTTCCGAAGTTCATTAATCTGTCTAAGCGATAATCTTGTTTTTCTCGTATCAGAACGATGAACTAACGATTTATCGTTATCAGAATTATACCTCATATCACTGGCAACATGCTTTGAGTTTGGGTCGTTATAAAAAAGTTCTCTAAGTATCATAGTATTATTTATCACATTGGAGGCGGTGCCATACCCGGTGCAGCAGGTGGCGGCATAGCTCCTGGCATACCGCCAGTCATTGGATCAGGTGGCATAACCCCTGGAGGTGCTGCTAAGTTACTTGCAGAGTTCATATCTTGTTCCATACCAGCAGCTGATAGCCCAGCTCCGCGTAATTCTCCTGCTGCATCTGTGTGAGTTGGCTGGCCTTTACCTTGTTCTTCACCCCATAGACGTTCATTTTCTGCCATTTCGTCTTCAGTTAATCCTAAAAATCTTTTTAATGCAAAGCGTTTACTCATATAAGGCACTGCTTGAATAGTATTAAAGGTATTAATTCTTTCGGAATCTAAACTTGCTTGACGTGCGCTTGCGAAGTTCATTGGTGGGTTAAATTGTAATTCAAATAAATTTGAATCAATATTTGCACCGCGCGAGTACATGTACATTTTAAATTCATTTGTAAATACATCTGTGATTAAACTTTGCAATCTTTCGCAGTATTTGTTAAATCTTAACTCTTGAATATACGCTGTACCAACACGCCCGTCTTGAAAACTTGATTGACTATCGTCTGCACCAGTTGGTAAGTAGCTACTTGGAATACGTAAGCCACGGAATAACTTGTTTGTAAAGAATTTTAAGTCATCAATTTCACCTAAATTAGTTCCGCCCGGTAATGTTTCTACTTTAGAACCGCGTCCTTCTGCAGTTTGTGGGAAGAAATAGTCTTCATTTATACTTAAAGGATTGTAAGCACTGTCAATAACGTTCTGTCCACCGCCACTTTGGCTTGGAATTCTACGTTGATGTATTTCATTTTTAACTCTTTCTACAAAGGCCATAGCTAAATGGCTTGGCATATTACCAACATCGATATGAAATACGCGTCTTTCTGGAGCTCTTTGTATACGATATATTAAAATAGCATCTTCTAATAGTTCTTTTTGCTTATAAACTTTAAAAATATTCTCTAATAAGCTGTTACCAAACGGATAATTGTTATCTAACCCTTCAGAAAGTGATAAATGAACAACATGTTCTGCATCAACTGCGTGTTCTGTATCGCCTAAACCAAATCTTGAACCTGCTCCTGTATTAGGATATGGACCAGATGCACCATATTGAGCACCAGATGTTCCCATATAACCTGCACCTGATGTCATTCCACCGCCGGATTGTTTTGGATTTATGTTAGGTGTAATGCGTGTTGCTACGAGATTTTCAAAGTTAGGAGCTAAATCTTTAATGATATACTGTACAGGCTTCTTTCCTTCGCTTTCATTTACGATTACAGTTTCAATTTTACTAGGATCAATCCAGTTCCATTTTTGATTTTCAGGATCTCTAATGAAAAAAGCATCACCGTATTTGAATACATTTCGAACAATCCTAAAGATTTTAGTATCAAAATTCTGTAATTTGTTCCATTGTTGTAGATATTCACCTAAAATTCTAATTTCTGAATTAGTTCCTCGATTATTCCAACGAACTGTAAATGGACTTTTACCATCTTTTAACTTTTGTGTACAAAATTCAGCGAGAATATCAAGTGCTGCGTTGATTTCAGGATCACTATCCATTACTTCGTACTGTTGATAACGATCAACACGATTAGGGCTTCCGGTATAAACATCTGGCAAGTAACTTGAATAATTTTTTCTTGCAGGTCCTGCTTTTGATGTTAAACCTAGTGTAGGAGTAGTATTAAGTTGTGTTGTACTGGATATTTCAGTGAAATGTTTACGCCAGGCCATATATTTCTCCTAATGTTTGTTCTTTTTGTTGTATATTCATTTTTTCATCCTTAATAGAACCTATTAGACATATTATTCGTAGCTTTCACTTGTTTTTGACTGCTTGAACTAATAGATTCAGTATGTGAAGCCATTTGTGACATTGTTTTATTTAACTGTATCACTGCATCGTATATCTCTTTTAGGCTAACTGTATGAGATGTTTGTGATGATGCAGGTTTTGCATTTGATTGTTGCTCTGTATGCATTGGCTCCGGTGCATGTACCGGTGCAGGTTTGGTTGTTAGTTCATGTGTTGACGGTGCAACTTGATTTTGTGTCACATCTTTAATCTGAGCATGTGAACTTTTAACACTTTCAGCATCTTTTCTTGCATTAAACTCTTGCCAAGACTCTAAACCACCAATATGATGTGGTGCAGGTTTAGCAACACCTGCAGGTTCTGCCGATTTTGCTGATTGTCCTTTAGCTTTATCTTCATTAACTATAGATTTCCAAAGATCGTCATGTTTATACAAACCAGAATTTTTTATTTGTTCTCTATATATGTTTGCCGGATCATTTGGGTCTGCTTTTCTTGCTGCAATAGCCTCTGGTGTATTCTCTGCGGCAAGTTTTGCTGCATTTTCTTCCGGAGTTTCTTGTTTAACATTTTCATACCGTACATTTCCGCGTGTAAACAATGGACTATTGTCAGGTTTGAACATATCTCCTATTTTATCAAAGAATCCTTTTGATTCTGTTGGCTGATTTGCTTCAAGTTTTTGTTCATTTTCAACTGGAACTGGAGTTTCTTGATTAGGAGCTAATGTTTCTGATACTTTTGCAGATTCATCTTGTAATTTTGCTGCAGTAACATCTTTATTAGTTGCACTTTCAGCAAATTTATCACCAAGACTGTTAAATGACGCAGAATAGTCTGGAGATTTAAATGTTTCCATTGCATTTGTTAGCTTTTCAGTATTATCCTCTGGTTTAACAACATTAGTAGAAACAGATTCTGTAAGTTTATCACTTAAATTGTTAAATGACTTATCTAAAGATGATTCTTTTTTCTCTTCTGGTTTTTCTGTGCTAATTTCTTTAAAGTCTAAACCGGTTGACAGTACATCTTTCTCTGCAGTTTTAATTTGAGCTTTTTCTTCAGGTGGTTTTTCTGTTTTCTTTGGTTCAACTATACGTCCTTCTTCTATATCACGTTGTTTTTTCTCTGCAGCTAATGTCAGTTCACGTTGTCTAGCGGCTGCAGCAGTTTCTGCATCATATTTTGGCTTAAACGCTGCATACTGTGCTTCAAATATTGGTAGATCATGAACTGCATCTTCATCATTTCTACCTTTTAGCTCGGCAATTTTGTCAATAAAGAATTTGTTTTCACCTTCTCTTACTTTACGTTTAATTGTTTCAGTAGATTGTATACCAGTTTCTAACTCTTTCATTTCTGCATTAGTAAACTCATCGCGAGGATCTTTTAATCCAGCTTCGGCATCTTTTGATGTACCTGCAGGAGGTGGAGGTGTGTTTTCTGCAGTCTTAATAGTTGCGGTATCAGTAGTTGTAGGCGGTGCAGTAGCTGGTAGAGTTGATTTTGCAGGTTCAGTTGTTGGTGTTGCAGGTTCTGGTTCGCGCGAATAAGTAATTTCTGGTTTATTTCTTTCAGCTATAGCTGCTTGTTCTTTATTTGCGTTTTCTTGTTGTTTCTTTTTATCTTCTGCAGAGTTATCAGCTTTATTCACAATAGAACTTTTACTTTCTTTAATGTTTCCATCAACATGAAGACCAATATTTTTAAATATTTCCATTAATTGTTCATTAAATTTATCTGTAGCTGGAATAAATGAAATGTTTTTCATTTTATCAGTAACTTCAGACAATCTTAAGACAACCTTTTCCATTTGGTCGTTAACACGATTAAATACACGTTCAATATCAGCAGCATTCGAAGTTGACATTGGTTTTATTTGATTAGCAATGTCTGTACCAAAAGAAGTTGGTAATGGAAAGTTCATTGACCCAGATTTAGACGATGAAGATGTTGAAACTTGCTGAGATAATTGTCTAAACATATCCCTAGGGAACATTTTTTCAATAAATCTCATCATTTGATCTTCATTTGCAACTATTTCATTACCGTGAAGTAATGCAGGTTCACCTTTTGGATCAAAGTTTGTAAACATATCTTTAAATCCGCCGCCACCTGACAGGAATTTTTCAAATTCCGGTGTACCACTGGCAAAAATGTGTGGCTCTTCCTTACCAAGAGGTTTAGTTAAATCATTTGGGTCTCGAATGTTGTTTGATTCGTTTTCTTTTAGTTTAGAACCTTCGTCAAACCGTTTGCGTAAAGAATCTGGAATTATTCCTTTGCCAATATCATTTAATTCATTTGTAGCAGCATTTTTTAAACCTTGTAGTTCTTGTTTCCAACCTTCTTGAGATCTATTTCTAAGAAGATTATCAAGTTGCCCATTTTTATTAAGTGCTTCAATTACTTTGCCACCGTCTCTAGCTAACTCACCAAAGACTGAACTCAATCCGCCAGCTGCTCCTTTTAAATTACGATCAATTTCGTTAATAGTAGTTGCTAATTTAACTGCTGGATCAGTTATAGGTTCACCAGTAGGCTTTTGTCCTGCAGCTTCTTTACGAGCTTCTTCTTGCATTAACTTAAGAGCTTCGCCGGCACCAACATGTGCCTCTGCCATTTTAGCTTCTAATTGTTGAAGACCTGGCGTTTTTACATATTCGTCACCTAATCGATCTGGTACAGAGCCCGCCGGGCCGCCAATCATACCTAATGTTGATACAGGTTTCTTTTCTAATCCTTCAACATGTTTAGTAATAGCAGTGTCAAACAAATTCTTTAGATTTGCAACATCTTCTGGACTTTTAGCGTTACGAATAGCGTTTCCTACTCTAACTGCCTCAGCTAACGACCCAGTTGCACCTAATGTTGCGGCAGCTTTAGTACCTTCATCTGTTCGAATTGCACCAGTAGCTTGTTCAACGATAACAGTTTTCATTGCTGGACTTGCATTAGATAACTGTGGTAGTATTGCATCTAATGCTTGGCGTTGCATTGGATCTAATGAACGCATCATTGCTTGAATTCGTTTATCAGATTTTATTTGTTGCAGTTGTTCTAATTGTTCTTTTTTACCAATACCTGTTATACGTGAATTTTCGTCAATTGATTCAATTAATTTTTCAGTTGCGTCAATTTGTCGTTGCCGCATTAATGGATCATTAGCATTAAATCCAGGTTGATTCATACTTGCAACATACATTGCTTTATTAATCAGTTCTGCACTCATGCCTAATTTTTCAAGTTGAGCAATAATTGGTCTCTGATGCAACTGCTCATTCATTTCTAAGAAATTTTTCTGAGCTCGATTAACAGTTGAACCTAATGCACCTAATTCAGCAGCACCTTTTTTAACCATTTCGGTGTATTCGTCTTGGGTCATACGAGCACCTTTGATTAAAGAATCAAATTCTGCTATGTTATTTCCAAATGTTGCACCGTACTCGCTTGCTTTGTTTAAGTTTGAATTAGTTGTAAGGACAGCATCACTAATCTTTTTACCAGCGTCGCCAAGAATTTTTCCAAATGCTCCACCATAGTCGGATAATGCTTTATTAAAATTAGTTAATGCGTCTTTAGTAGTTGCAGTACCTGAACCAAGTTTCTCAAGTGCATCCCCAAGTGTGCTTGCTCCATCGGCAGCCGTGTTAAGTCCTTTCTTAAGCGAATTAAAAGGTGTAAGAGAGAATCCGCCACCACCTCCGCCACCACCTCCGGTATTAGAGCCTTTTAATGTTTTATTAAGAGCATCAATCGATTCTCGTAGTCGTACTGTATCTTCATCACTCATTTTAAAAATCCTAAAAAATTATGTATATAAATATGGTTTATACTTATATTTATACGGAGTTATTCATGGAACAAAACCCTTTACAAGAATTTTTTAGACAACCAAAAATTTATATTTCATTGCCATCAAAAGGAATTTACAATGAACTTGGATCAATTAGTGGAGATCCAAGTCATTTACCAGTGTACGGTATGACAGGAATGGATGAAATTATGATGAAAACACCTGATGCACTATTAAATGGTGAAAGCACAGTGTTATTAATCGAAAGTTGCTGCCCATCAATTAAAGATGCATGGCAAGTAAATGCATTGGATACAGATTTACTGTTAACTGCTATTCGAATTGCAACATTTGGAAATAATTTAGAAATTATGCATACATGTTCAAACCCAGAATGTGAATCTGAAAACGAATATGACGTTGACTTAGGTACAGTTATTGATCATTTCAATAAATGCAAATATGAAAATCAAATAAAAATTGGCGGGTTAACTATTAGACTGCAACCGTTAACATATCGCCAAACTACTGATTTTGCATTAAAGAATTTTCAATTACAACAAAAATTATCAAATTCTAAATCATTAGATGACGAAAAACAAAAAGAAATAGTTGCTCAATTATTTAACGATCTAAGATCTATTCAAAATGACATTTATTTTGAAAGCATTGAATCAATTGATACTGGAAAAGTCGTAGTAACTGATAGAGATCATATTCGCGATTGGTTATCAAATTCTGAAAAAGATGTATTTAAGAAAATTCGTAATACATTTGATGTTAATAAAGCCAATTGGAAAATTCCAAATGTAAATGTAAAATGTGATAGTTGTGGAAAAGAAGCTTCATTATCAATTGATTTAGATCAAACTAATTTTTTCGATCCCGCCTAATTGGGTTATCTCCTTCTGATATTAGAGAATATCTAATTAGGCTTGATAATAGTGCAAAACGTATTAAGCATGAATTATTTAGAATTTGCTGGTATATGAGAGGTGGTGTTTCGATACATCAGCTGATGCATGTGTTGAGTCACGAAGACCGATCAATTATGTACGATATTATCAAAGATAACATTGAATTAACAAAAATATCTAAAATGCCATTGTTATAATTAGTAAATTAAAAATCCATTCTTATCTCTATGTAACCCTTGTGGAGTATACTCATAATCTGGATCAGCAATTCTTGGAGTCATGTAATCATTTTGTGAATTTGGTTTTGTAGGATCAACTGGTGTAGGCGCAGGGGTTGCTGTTTGAGTAGCCTGTGGTGCTGGTTGATCAGGCACTTGTTTTTTATCTTGATTAACAGCTTCTTGAATTGTATTATGTAACCAATCAATAGCAATTGTTCCGTATCTACCCATGTCTTTAAGAATACTTACTGATATAAGTGATGCAAGTGCCTCTGTACCTTCTTTGGTACGTAATTGCTGCATTAAATATATTCTCGCACCTTGGCTTAATATTTTGTACATACTAGCAATTAGTGGACCTACAACTGGGATAATACTAATAAATCTTATGAATACTACATCTGTTAGAAATGAACCAACTGCAGCTACTAAGCCAACTCCAAGCTTGGCCATCATCTCACCTGCTTTTGCAGATCGATATTCATTAAATTGTTGTTGTGTTGCGACCCCTGATTTCAATGCTTCATCTGCTTGATTCATTTGAGTAAGATAATCAATTACAGGAGATAATAACGATGCTAATCCTAACCAACCAAGAGCTGTTTTAAAAGAGTTAAAGCCAGCTTTAACTCTAGATCCTCCATTAATATTAATAGTGGGCGGAGCATCTGCTTCATTTAAATGTGTGTGGCGTTTAGCTGTTATCTCTCTGACTTTCATTTATAATCCTTTTATTCCTTTCAGAATAATCCTTAAATATTAACGATATTTATTAAAAAAAATAAAACATATTAAAAGATGAACTAACGTTCATCTATATTTCGCTTTCGCTCAATATATTTTTTCTCTTAAAAGCAATAATGAAAAAAAATAATATTTTAATTATGAAATAATATTTTAAATTAATTTAGGGAGACACATCACTTTGGAAGTTAAGGTGCACCCTGTAACCCCAGGTGCAAAGATATCTCCCCATCGTCTCGGTATATCGCAGTAAGAATTTGTGACTGTAGACTCTTGTTATCGGCTACCTCCAAACCGTCACTTACAGGTATTTTTAAGATATAACTTTCAGGTGCATTGTATATCATTACAAGATTGTTACCATTACTGGTATTCTACAGATTTACGGCTACGCATCTGTACCCAATGCGTATACAACCTTTGCATTGACCTCACTGCGGCTCGCCACCATTCCGATTAAACAAAGCATTGACGTCATGGGACGTTGCTTTTGGCATCCTCCTTCAGAGGGTAGTGTTTAAAAGCCGTTGCACAATCAACGGTTTGAGCAGCGGTTCTTATTCTAGAACTTAACTCAGCAGTATTACAGTCTGGCCTGCCAACCTTATGTTAGTGTATTGTGAAAATATTTATGAAGTTTTTTTTACAAGGTGATTAAATCTGGTTGCAATTACGAGCAGCAGATTCAGCTAATGTATTAGCACGTTCGTTTCCTGGATTACCAGAATGTCCTTTTACCCAAGCCCATTCAATTGTATGAGGAGCTGCAGCAATTTCTAATTGAAACCATAAGTCTTTATTCAAGTAGTCTTTGCGATTAGTTTTTTTCCAATTAGGAAACCATTGGGTAAAGCCGTCGATGAGATATTTTGAATCTGAATATAATTTAACATTACATGGTCTTTTTAAACGCGAAAGTGCTTCAATTGCAGCTTGCATTTCCATGCGATTATTAGTAGTTAGTGGATCATGTCCACTAAATTCTTTAATTACATCTTTATATTGCATGGTAATTCCCCATCCGCCTTTACCTGGATTTGGTACACATGCGCCGTCTGTATAAATTATTACGAGTTCTTCCATAGTGTTTTGTTAGATATATAGGTTTAGTATTTTTAAACAAATATTTATCTGAACAACTTCTCCACCTTGTTAGAAATGATTATACAGTCATTAGTATCAAAAGTCAACTGCTATTATTGCCAAAGGTAAATATACACAATATAGGAACACATATGAGAGTTATAGATATTATGTTAAATGAAGAGGTAAAAGGATATGCAGTAGCAGTTGAAAATGCTCACGCTTGGATTGAACGACTTAAACAATTTATGAACCCCAACGATCCTCAACGACCATTTGTATTAAGAAAAAATGTTAATGTTGTATATGAGTTAACAGCTGACAAATATGATGCTAATCAACGTAACGAGCAAGAGATAATATTAGAAGCATATGACTTAATTGCTGCCGCAATTCAAACAGGTGATCATTTGCAAATGTCAGCAGCAACAACAAGACTTAGTCGAAAACTTAAAGAATATTCTAATCGAGAAGTTACTAGAATTAGAAAAGAGTCAGGAGTTCGTACAACAAAGAAAGCAGACCGAATTTCATTACCTGATCAAATAGCAAATGTAATTGATTTTATTAATTCTCCAAATAATCGACGATTAGATAATCGATATACGTATGAGAGATCATTTATGTCGCTTGCAGATAAACTGACATTAGAAAAATGGATTAAAGATACTTATAAGACCGATAAACTAAAACTACAAGCACTTGTTAATTGGTTGAAAGATAAAGAAACTCGAACAGCAGCACCAAAAGAACTGGAAAACACTCACGGTGAATTGCCAGAGGATTTTGATCCACAAAATCCTCTGCATGTGTATTGGAAAAATATAGTAGATACAACAAGATGGAGAGGCGATAATGTGGAAAATAGTAAAACACAGTATACAATGTCTTATAAAGAGCTATGGCAGATTATAACTGAACAAGATTGGAAGTGCTATTTAACTAATATTCCAATGTTAGGGATTACAAGCCATGAAAATTCTATAAGCATAGATAGAAAAGATTCAACTGTAGGTTATATTTCTGGTAATGTTGCATTCTGTTGTTATCGAGCAAATATAATAAAAGGAACGTTAACAGTTAACGAATTAGTTGCAGTGTGTAAACAGATTCTAATACATAAAAATATAATTTCAAAGGAATTAAAATGAAAGCAACCGAAATTTTAGAACAGCTAGATAATCGAGGTAGGTACCCAGGTGAAGCAGCAACAAATGGACTAACAATACACACCAGAGTAGAAAATATAATGAATCAATCAAAAAAATTGCTGAATTTATATAGACCGTATCTAGTTCGTGGAGAAATTAAAAATTTGGTACAAATATATAAAATTGCTTCTAAAGAATTTAAAAACCCAACAGATTTAGATTATGCAACAATATTAGTAACATCAAACGAACTTAGACCGTATGTTAAACGACTTGCTAGTAAAATGAAAGAAGCCATAAAAAATCCATCACCTGAAGAGTTTAAATTAGCTTCTATAAGTAATCATAAAGTGTTTGGAGGATGGCCAATTGAAGATATTAAATATGATTTGAATAGTATAGCAAGAACTCGACCTGATTTAAGCGATGCAGTAAATAACTTAATACAAGATGTTGAGGGGTATAATCAAAATAAGAGGCTTCGTGGTGAAGTAACATTTAATACAGATTATTCTGATAACATTGAAGATGCAGTAACTCGACGATATAATAATTCAAGAGTAAGAAACAAAAAAGGAAAATTAACAAATCCTAAACGAAAAAAAATAACTATATCTACTAATTATGCAATTGAAATTGCTGCAAATCAACATTACACATGTGCGTTATCAGGAATTCCAATGACAGCAGTTCAAGGTCCAAGTCAACTTAGTATTGATCGAATTAGCTCTAAACATGGATATCATCGCGGCAATGTTCAATTTTTATTAGCTCGAGTTAATATGATGAAAGGTAATTTATCTGAGAATAAATTTTTAGATTGGTGTTTGCAGATATACAAAAACAATTCTAATATACCGGTTACTAACTCTGATTTAGCTGCGGCACTTGCTAGACCAGTATTGTCTAATAACAATACTACTTCAAACACAGATCCTTAACAACATCTTTATTTTCACTCCAAAAAGAATCGTAATCAGTAAACACCCATTTACCGTTCTTTTTGGAGTAATAGTCTACACTTTTTTGTAGTTTAAATTTTTTGATATGTTTATGTTCAAACGCAACATAAGAGCCTTTGCGATTAAACTTCATCATAATGATATTAAAGTCATCCTTATCAGCAACTTCTAAAGTTTGCTCAATCCAAGTATCTAAAATCTTAATTTCACCTGCAGTAAACAATTGATGAAATGGAAAATCAGCATAAGATTTACATTCGGCATTAAAGTGTTTCCAATTTAATGGCGGTACAATATCACCTTTCATAGCACGAATTTGTCCTTCATGTAAGAACTCTTTACGTACTGCATTCTTACCTCCGATATAAGCACCACTTCCTGGAACTCTCATAAAGTGTTCTTTAAAGAGACTAGTTAAATGTTTTGATACGGTGTTTTCCCAACTGTTTCCTTTTGTTTTAGATTTGCTTGGCATCTTAATCCTTTAATTTTTATGTCTAATTTTTAATTTATTTATTGGTTCAAGTATGCCAGCTTCTTCTTTTTGAGCACGTTCTTTAATCATAGCAATTGCTCGTTTACTTGGAATTTTTGGAGAGAAATGTGTGTATCTCCAATCTTGTACCACTAATCTTTGATCGGTACAAAGATTAGTTAGTTGTATTCCAATCTTTTTTAACAACATTAATTCTTTTCGTAAATCAACACAAGTTTGTGAATTTTGTATTGTAACCCAGTTATTATGAGCTATAAAATAGTCA